CAAGGTTCATCTTAATGGCACCATCATCAGAAACGATTGCCTCATTAATAATATCTTCAATTGCCATATCAGTATCTGCATACTGAGCAACTTCACGATATCGCCTAATGAGGTCGTTTTCATTTTTAACTACACCTTCGATATCCATTACCATGCCATAATAGGCACTGGCACTGGCAACTACGGTGGAGCCATCATCAGAAGAAGGGGGAACAACGCTCCCCACTCCTGGCTGATTATCTTTTTTACGAATTTCAAAACCAAACAATTGCATAATTTATATCTAACCTATTAAATTAGGTAGGGAATGCGAAAGTTCCAATTGGAGTGTTAACTGATGCGTTTACACCAAATCCAGAACCACCAGTAGTAGTATTAGAAGTGAAGTAATTGTAAGTAAACTCAACGTCAAACTGTTCAATTTGGTTCTGTTGATCAAAGTCTAATTGAATTGCACCAATGTTAGTTGGCATAGCATCAACAAATTTATAAGATTTGATGATAGCACCAGAACGATCTAATTGATAGACGTTCAAGTCAACTTGATAATCAGTAGGAACAGTACGACCAAGAGTAGTATTGTAGTTCTGAATACCATTTTGCCAAACTTCAAGAGCATTACGGATGTTGAAGGAAACATCATTGTAAATTGACACAGTCCAAGGTTGGAACGTGCGCTCACCAGCAAAGTTTACTGGACGACCACGATACAATGTTTGGATTGGTTCAATAGCAGAAGCTGGTAGTTGAGCAGAACGGCACAAAAATTGCGCTTGTTGACCTGCCACGATACCTAGTCCTACGTATGATGGGAATGTTAATTGAACGTAGAATTGATTTGGACGAGCACCGCCACCAATCATCTGCGCTTTAAAATCAGCAATATTTGCCATTTAAATCTCCTTGTGTTCTTATCTATTTATTCTTTGTAGAGGGGAGAATTTCTTCTCCCCACTTATTCATTTAGGCGCCAACTTCGTTGAAGTTAATGCTTGATCGTGCTGCAACAAAGTTCAAAGTAATGTAGTTGATAGAACGATTTGGTTTGACAAAGATGTCAGCAACAAATTCGTTGGCATCAACAACCTGTCCTGGATTATTTGTTTCGTCGCACTTAACAACGAAATCAGTAATACCACGACGACCTTGAACATCACGCAAGAATGGCTCAACTAGATTCTTGAACTGTGCACGAGTGAAACCATCGTTGAACTCAAACAACTGGAAACGAGCAGCAGTTGCAATTGATTTCTCAAGAATGATAAACAGACGACGCACGTTGATACGATCGAATGCAGAAGGCTTAGCCAATAGAGTCTTATCACCGAACAATACTGTACCTTGTCCTGGGAATGTAACAACTGGGTTAACACCAGCCTTATAAAGAACATCACGATCTGTTTTAGATGGATTGTGTGCCAATTTAACTACGTTCTTAATTTGACCACGATTTAGACCACCTGGAGAGAACCATGGGTCATTAGTGTAATCAGTACGTGCACAAGTACCAGCAACGTCGCCATTCAATGGGATCCAACGATACATATCGTTGTAACGATCGTATTGATATTTGTAACCAGAGTCAAGAACAGCGTAAGAAGTGCTTGGCAAGCCATCACGGTATAGAGTAATAGCAGTAGTAGCACCAGAGCCAGAACCAACAATAACTTCAGCAGTTGTTGTATCTTGTGGAGAAGCGAATACGATACAGTCTAAACGAACTTCAGCCACGTTATCAATAACGTATGTTGTAGTTGCTGTAGTTGCTTTACCCATCATGATTAAAGCGATATCATAAGTTGCATCGTCAACAAACATTGCATATGCAGACTGTTGTTCACCAGCAGTTAAAGTCAATGAATCAACACCACCGCTTAGTGATTTAGTAATAGCACTAGACAAAGCAGCGAATGTTTTAGCAGAAGAACTAGTACCCCAGTTTGTACCAACAGAAGTATGATCCATCCACCAGATATATTCAGAAGTATTGTTTAATACATCTTTATAGTAGTTGTTAGAACCATCTGCTTTTTTAGCATCAGATGCTTTAGATACAAAAGAGAATTTCTCTAAGATAGCACCCTGAATACCAGTCCACAAACCATCTTCGTCAATAACAATAATGTGTAGTTCATCAGCAGAACCACCAACTGCAGCAGCAGATGAAGAAGTTCCTGGAGCAGAATCAAATTCTAATTTATAAGTCCATGCTGCGTATGTTGCTGAATCTGCCATAGAAACTAACAATGAGTTACCTAAAGCACCTGGATACTTAGCAGCAAATTCACCAACAACACCAGCGCCATTGGCGTAAGTAGTTGTATAAGTGGTTTCATTGTTGATTTTAACACCAGCAACGGTATATGCAGCTGTAGCAGTTGCACCAGATCCACCACCACCAGAGAATGTTATTGTTGGTGTAGCAGAATAACCAGTTCCAGCAGTTACAATTGTAATTGCAGTAACAGCACCTGAAGCGACTGTTGCAGTAGCAGTAGCAGTAGTACCACCATTAGTTGGCGCACTAACTGTTACTGTTGGTGCAGTAGCATAAGAAGTGCCGCCAGCAGTAACTGCAATTGATGTTACGCCACCAGTTTGCGTGGCAACAGCATTACGTGCAGCAGTAGCATCGCCACGGCAGACTAAAAGATTATTACTGTATGCCAAGAAATTAGCAGCAGTAAAGAAAGACTGAGCATTAGCATCAGCAGGTTTACCGAAACGACGAACTAGTTCATTTTCAGATGACAAACGAACAGGATCCAAAACTGGTCCCCATTGGAATGCACCAGCAAATGCACCAGCAGAAGTAGCTACGGAAGGAATAATAGATGTAAAGTCTTTTTCTGTGACTGCTACACCTGGACTAAGTTGAAAAGGCATCGTAATTCTCCTATTACATTGTTTAATTTAGTTTTGCTACGAGGAGCACAACCTACTAATTTATTTATGAAACCCAAACTTTCAGAAGTTTAGGGGTGGTTTCTCCTCACTGTGTCCATCATCCATAAAACCAAATGGAGTTAGTTCCTGCTCAATAGCTTCAATTCTTTGTTTATACATTATTTCTCGGAGGTTTACATTATTTAGGTCTTTGAAATACGGGTTAGTTGTTAGCCAAGAAAACAGTACCAATGTCATGACTAAGTCATCATGGTATCCGTCATCTGCAGCATAGCTTCCCTTAGTCTCAATAAATGTAGAGATCTCTGAAATTATGTCAGCATCTGGAACTAGTAATTTATGTTCTTCTAATAATGATTTAAAGTTATGACATCCAATACGTTTGACACGTTTATCTGTCATAACACCAAGTTGAGTTTTACCGCTACCGAAACCACCTGATACAGTTTGCATTCCTGTGGTTCTGCTAACAAATAAAATGTTTTCATATTCAAGTTCACTGTGTAAAATATAAGGAACTTGTTCACTGGCATTCATCTCAACTAGAACGAATGCCTCGTTGTATTGTGTTGCTATTGTGTGTATTACGTTTGGATATAGTAATGGACTAATTTGATTATTTCTAAATTTACCCACTAACTTGTATGGAACATCTGTAATATCAATAATTGTAAATGCAGAATAGTCACCATCTACACCCATTGCAGTATCACATACCATAACGTATGTGTGACCTTTTTCTGGTGCCTCGTAAATATCCAAACCATCCTTTGAGTGAATTGGATTATTAAAAGACATAGAAGCAATAACGTCAGCATTGATCAGCGTTAAGCTAGAACCTAAGAACTTACAAATAACTTCTTGATTATACTTAAGTTCACCAAGCATACGACGTTGTTCTTCAGCCCACTTCTCATCACGTCCTGGAATTCTCCAGTAAGGAATAAACAAAGGCACGAATCCATTACGATCATTCTCAGCATCATTCCAGAATTTCCAGAAGTGATTATAGCCAAGTGGTGTAGAACTTAGTAGAATCTTTGTAGTTTGTCCAGCAGAAATTGTTGGATAAACAGAAGTAAAAAATTGCTCAGCAACAGTGTTTGGAATAATGGCAGTTTCATCAACGTATAACATGTTAACAGATTTACCACGAATACCTGATGTAGTAGTTGCTGCAGTAAAAACTTTTGAACCATTCTCTAATTCAATATCACCTTTGTTCCATGTAGTAACACCCTGTTGCAACCACTGTGGTAAATTCTCATACATCGTTTGGTATCTGCTAAGCACTTCACGTGCAGCTGTTGCTTTGTTGGCAAGGATAGCTACAGTTTTGGCTTCTTGAAACAGAGTGTACCAAAGGATGTACGCAGCAGCTGTTGTAGTTTTCCCCTGCTGACGACCTTCCATGAGAATAACTCTACGATTCTCATGGATTACTTTTAATTTTTCAACCTGACATTCATACAGCTTGAATGGTACAAGACCATGGTCAAGCGAAACAATCATACAATAATTTTCAATAAAGTAGATTGGGTCACGTGCGCACTTTAAGTATTCCTCGATCTGCTCAGGTACAAACTGGATTTGAACACCAGCTGCCTTTAGATTTTGGTTTGAATTATATATTTGCGCCATTATTTAAAACCCATCTAACCAACTCTCTGTAGAAAGTGTTGCTGTTGTAGTATCACCTGTTGCAACATAGATACGATTTGGATCAGTTATGTTATTAAGTCCAATGTTAGCTTCAACCTGAGAGATAACAGCTTGTCCAGAAACAGCACCAAAGAGACTTGTCTTCAATGTAAAATTAAGAGTATGTGTAACAAAACGACGAGTTTGAAAATCACCATCATACTCATCTGAGACGCTAACACTATTTAGAATAACTGGAATGTCTTTTACAACATTCATATCAGGTACAGCATTAATTGCCAGTGTATACTCTGGAGTGAATGTTGGAAGAATTTGTTCAATGATTTGAAGACCATCTTCTTGTGTTTTAGTTAAAACATAAAGAGAGATTTCAATATTGTATGGTACTGGTGTATACATGTATGTCATTGAATCAACACCAGAACCACATTTGATTTGTTGCATACGATTTAACTTACGCTGTGCATCATATGAATAACCAAGGATCTCAAATGACATTCTAGGTAGAGTTGTATAAGTATGCTGTTCTAAGTTTGGATCAGAATCAAGACGCACAATCCATTTTTCTTTTGGAGCATATGCAAGTGGAATTTGTAAACGCTGAATAGTTTCTCCAGTTACTGAGTCACCCTGTTTACGATCGATATAAATGTCACTAAACAAACTACCAAACGCAACGATAGTTTTTCTAATTAGTCCATGATAGAATACATTACTGCTCAACATCTATTTCACCGAATGGGTTAGTTGCAGAAAAGAGAACGTCTTGCGCTTCTTGCTTAAATGTATTATTATCACCGAACGACTCAACTTTATCAATATCGATTTTAATAGTTGCTGTTGCTGCAGCCGCAGTGCCAGCCCCACCAGTGAATGAAATAGTTGGAGCAATTTGGTATCCAGTTCCTGCATTAGTTATATCAACACGAATAATCTTATTTGCTGACGCCCCAGTTCCTCGAACTGCTGTAGCTGTAGCACCTACTCCAGAACTACTTGTGAATGAAACAGTAGGAACAGATGTGTACCCAGAACCTTGATTGGTCACGGTAATAGCAGTCACACTGCCATACTTAGTTCTTGTTGTATTAGTTGAGAATGATTTAAGTGTTTCAAACGCATCAACTTCTGCAAAACCAGTATCAATACGTTCAGAAGCATATTGGAAGAGTTCAACTTGAAGTTTGTAAACATAAAGTTTACCAAGCTGATAGAATGGATCTTGGTGTTGAACGAATTTAATTTCAAACAAACCTTTTGTGAGTGGAAAATAAATTAAATCACCTTCACATGGACGATTTGGTAACTGTGTTACTCCATAGCGACCAATGAATTGATCCCAGCGACGACGTGCAACAACTAACGTAGCTGACTGCTCCATCATTAAACCAAACTTTTGAAGGAATGGACCTTGCCCCGCAAAGCTATCAACATTCTCAAAATACATTTCAATTGGAAATGCAGTTTTAAATTCGCTTAAACGATCTTCACCCAGCACATTGTCTTTTGAAACTAATGTTCTAGGAATATACATTACTTCCTGTCCGTAAATGCGCAGGGACTCTATAATGAGATCCTCGATGAGCATCTGCTCTGGACGAGTTCCATTCGTAAAGTAAACATTGGTTGTAGTCATTTTATCCCAAGAAGAATTCTAGAGGAGCAGATTTGTTTTGCAGTTCGTCTTCTAGTTCTTTGACTTCACCAGTGGCTTCGTCATATAACTTATCGCCATCTAATGTTACACCACCTGGAAGTTGAATTCCAGAGAATTTCTTAATGTTTGTTGCCCACTGTTTCTTGAACAATGCAGTTACATAGTGTTTTAACCATGCTTCGTCCCAAACTTTAGTAGCTTCTGCTGGATCTAAGGCACGATAACATTCAACAACCACATAGTCACCAAGTGCTACGTCAGCTTCCCAATTTATATCAAGATAAAGTTTGCTATTACGACGATTGAAACGGAACATTGGATGTCCATTTAGCTCTAAGTCTAATAGAGCCAAGTGACTCATAACAGTTTTATAATAAATGATAGATGTAGATGTTAAATCATACAAGTCATTTAAACGTAATTGATATTGTAAGTCGAATAAACTTTTAGAAGAAGATGCTTGACTGAATGGCAATATACGTGTAATACCGTAAACCAAATCTGGGGTAGTAATGTACTTTTTATCCCACACACCTAAAGTGCATGCTGGTGTACCAAGAACTGCAGTGACTCCACTGCTGGCACCAGTAATTGTTTCACCAGTAACAAAAGTACCCTCAACATGAGTTACTAATAATGTTGTGCCAGTCGAGACTCTTGTAGTTTCTCTCTGTACTTTAGCCCTAGCACCAGAAGTGCCACCAACAACAATCTCTGCTAAAGCAAAATTTGCTGCCACAGATGTTGTTAATTTAATCTCTGAAGCACTAATATTAAACTTTGTATATACCTTTTCAATACCATCGGGATGATAAACTCTCCAGTACTCTAACGCTTCATCTAGACGATCCTCTAGTTGATCTTCATCAGCATTAATTTCAACTACAGGATGTCCAAGTGCACGAAGGCAGTACTGTTTTAACTGGTCTCTAGAAGCTACTGCCATTTGGTATCCTAATTAAGCAAATTTAGTTTGACCAGCGAATGCTGTAAATGTAGCACTACCAGTTTTAATAATAGTCAAAGTATAGACATCAATAGCACTAGAATTGCCAGAACTATAAGCAACACCATTTTGATATTTTGGTGTAATTGCGCTACCATCAATAGTAATAGCACTTTGATAATATGCAGTACTGTTAGTAGCCAAGAATGTTATGGTGATAGAGTCACCTGTAGACATTACAGAATTTAATGCTGTGCCGCTATCACCACGTACATTCAATGTCCAGTTACCTGTAGAGTTACTAGTATAGTATAAAATAGACTGAGTTTTATAATCAAACTGTACTGTTGATCCAGCTGCTGTAGCAGTGACTGTAACTTTTTCTCTGGCTCCAACCAAAAACATATCTGTAATTGTTGGAGTTGTTAAAGATGGACTAGTACCAAGTACATTTGCACCAGAACCTGTAGAACTAGTAACACCTGTACCACCATTGGCAACAGGTAATGTACCAGTAACACCAGTACTTAATGGTAAACCAGTACAACTTGTCAATGTACCAGAAGATGGAGTTCCAAGAACTGGCGTTGTTAGTGTCGGGCTAGTAAGAGTCTTATTAGTAAGAGTTTGTGTGCCAGTTAACGTAGTTACTACAGTTGAGTCAATTGCGATTGTTACTGCACCAGTGGCACCAGAAACAGTAATACCTGTTCCAGCAACATTACTTGTAACACCAGTATTAGTAATAGAAACAGCACCAGTTGCACTTGTATTTGTACTTAAACCACTGCTTGTTGTAAGAGCAGTAACACCAGCATTAGTTAAAGTAACTGTACCACCTAATGATACTGCACCGCCACCTGACATACCAGTACCAGCTGTAACAGTTATAGAACTATTAGCCAAATTAGCATTGGTAATACCAGCAGTACCACTTAAGTTACTGTTAGTCAAACCACTAATTGTATTTGAACCAGCAGCAATAGTTTTGTTGGTTAGAGTATCAGTGGTAGCTTTACCTACTAGCGTATCTGATGCAGCAGGTAAAACTAAAGTGGTTGTACCAGCTGTTGCTGTGGCAACAACAGTAGTTGTTCCAGAAGTTGATCCATTAAATGCAGCACCTGTTCCACCGATAGTTGGAAGAGTGAGAGTTTTATTAGTAAAGGTTTCAGAACCAGCTAATGTTGCTAAAGTGCCAGTAGTTGGTAATGTAACAGAAGTGGTTGCTGTTGCAGTTAGCGTAGTGGCAAATGCACCAGAAGTAGTTAAGTTGCCACCTAATGTAATTGTTTTACCAGTATTTGCTACACCAGTACCACCATATTGACCAACAATTACTGTGCCTTGCCATGTACCAGTTCCAATAGTGCCAACAGATGTTAATGAAGAACCAGTTACGCCAGAACCTAGTGTGCTAGAAGAAAGAACTGATGTTCCATTAATTTCAAATGTTTTACCAGTAACAAGATTAAAATCTTCAGAAGAAGTCCAACCAAGTGATGACCAAGTGATAGACTTATCGGTTGCACCCTTAAGTGTAATACCACCACCATCTGCAGTTACATCAGTTGGTGACGCAACAGAACCCAATTCAATGTTTTTATCATCTACAGTAATAGTGGTAGCGTTAATGGTAGTTGTTGTACCATTGATAGTTAAATCACCAGTAACAACTAAACCATTTCTAACAGTTGTAGTGCCAGTAGTTGCACCAATAGTAACAGCAGTACCTGCACCAGCAAAGTTTACAGTAGTGGCAGTCGTATTGATAAGATCAAACGAAGTGCTTGGTGTAGTTAGTGATGTTGTAATCGCAGGACTAGTGGCGAATACTAATGATCCAGTGCCAGTCTCATCTGTAATAGCAGAGATTAAATTGGCAGAAGTTGGAGTAGCAAGAAAAGTAGCAACACCAGTGCCTAAACCAGAAACACCACTAGAAATTGGTAGATTAGTACAGTTAGTTAACGTCCCCGATGTTGGAGTTCCAAGATTAGGTGTAACTAATGTTGGACCAGTAGCAAAAACTAATGATCCAGTACCAGTCTCATCTGTAATAGCAGAGATTAAATTTGCACTTGATGGAGTACCCAAAAAGGTAGCGACACCAGTGCCTAAACTTGTAATTCCCGTTCCTCCATTGGCTACTGGTAATGTACCAGTAACACCAGTAGTTAGTGGCAATCCAGTAGCATTTGTTAATGTACCTGATGCTGGAGTACCCAAAACAGGAGCAGTCAACGTTGGACTAGTTAAAGTTTTATTTGTTAAAGTTTGAGTAGCAGTTCGAGCAACTATTTCAGAACCACCAGCAGTGGATCCATCATGAACACGAATTGTACCAAGAGTTGAATCAATACTAACTTCTCCTGCAGAACCAGTCAATGCATTGTTCTGAGTAGTAGTACCTCTTCTAAATTGTAAAATTGTTGGCATAGGTTAAATTCCTTTTGTCGATTGTTTATTTATTACGTGTTAAGATCCACAGTCACAATACTTCCGACTGGTTCCATTAATGTGTATACTGGGATAATAGCAACTCCAAATGCGTCCACAGGCACAGTTTCTCCAGCATATGTTTCCCCGCTCATAAGATCCCCAGTAGGTAATGATGTTGTTGAAGTTGGATATCCTGTTAAAGCAAGATTTCCACTTGTTGCTGGTAGAGTTAATATTGTAGAAGTCCCAGCAACTGCAGAAGATATAAGTTGAGCAGTACCAGAAGTAGATCCTGGAAGAGTAATGCTAGAGATACCAGTTAATGCTTGATTTGCACTTGAAGATTGTACAGCAGTAGTGCCAAAATAAATCGAAGGAAGGCGAGCAAATGCCACTGTACCAGAACTAATATTAGAAGCATTCAGCGTTGTTAAATTAGCACCAGAAACCGCACCGAATGAACCAGACCAAGTACCAGAAGTAATAGTACCAACAGAAGTTAGAGAAGATAAAGTTGCTACGTTTGTATAAGCAACAGTGCCGCCAGTACCGAATGCAACTGAAGAAGCATCAGTACCAGTAAAGGTCAAAGTATTAGAAGCAGTTAGAGTTTTTCCATCAGCGATAGTTAATGTTGCAGAAGTAGCTGGTGCTGTAATAGCAACCTTGTTAATACTAGTGGCAGTTGCAACACCAAGAACTGGAGTAACTAATGTTGGGCTAGTTGCGAATACGTTTACACCAGTACCTGTCTCATCGGTTAATAATGCAAGAAGGTTAGCAGAACTTGGTGTAGCAAGGAATGTTGCTGCGCCAGTGCCAAGACCAGAGATGCCTGATGCTATTGGTAGTCCAGTAGCATTGGTTAAAGTAGCAGAAGCTGGAGTACCTAAAGCACCACCAGTGAAATATAATGCACCAGAACCTACCTCGTCAGACATAGCTGCAACTAAGTTGGCTGACGATGGGGTAGCCAAGAATGTAGCAATGCCAGTTCCAAGACCAGAGATACCAGTAGAAACTGGAAGACCTGTGGCATTAGTAAGAGTGGCAGAAGAAGGAGTTCCAAGAGCACCACCAGAATAAAGAACAGTACCACCAGCACCAAAAGCAACTGAAGATGCATCAGTTCCAGTGAATGTTAATGTATTAGAAGCAGTTAGAGTTTTTCCATCGGCAATTGTTAATGTTGCAGAAGTAGCTGGAGCAGTGAAGGCTACTTTGTTAATACTAGTGGCAGTTGCAACACCGATTGTAGGTGTTGTTAGAGTTGGGCTAGTAAGAGTTTTATTAGTTAAAGTTTGAGTAGCAGTTAGTGTAACAACAGTATCACTTGTTCCTGGAAAGGCGAACGAAGTAGCGTCAGTGCCAGTGAAAGTAAGAGAGTTACTTGCTGTTAATGTTTTACCATCAGCGATAGTTAAAGTAGAACCAGTTGCTGGTGCAGTAATTGCTACTTTATTAATACTTGTGGCTGATGCGACACCAAGAACTGGAGTCACTAGCGTTGGGCTAGTTGCGAATACTAAAGCACCAGAACCAGTTTCATCAGAACATGCAGTCTTTAATTCTAATGAAGTAAATGTAACTGTGTTAGTCGTTAAACTAATAGATTTGTTTGTTAGGGTATCAGTGGTTGCTTTACCAACTAAAGTATCGCTGGCATTAGGTAAAAGTATTGTTCTATCTGCAGTGGGGTCTGTTGCTTGTAATGTTGTTTCAAATGCATCAGCGGTGGCACCTTCAAACACAAAAGCATTTTGAATTTCTACCGTAGTTGAATTTACTGTAGTTGTCGTGCCATTTACAGTTAAATTACCAGTAACAGTTAAATTATTACGAACTGTAGATGTACCAGTAGTAGCACCAATAGTTAAAGCAGTTGCTGCACCGAATGCGTTAACAGTAGTTGCTGTTGCATTAAATACGTTTTGAGTAGTCTGAGTTCCAACTAATGTGCCAGTGTAATCCTTTAGATTAGTTCGATTCCACTGACCAACTTGTGTTGCAGCAGTTCCTGCAGAATCTTCAGCGTAGAAATCTATGTCACCATTTGATGCACCAGCAGATGTTTCTGCTTGAATAAAAGTAAACCCATCAACAGATTTAACACCACCAAGAGATGCCCATGCTGCTGCAGCATATCCTTCAAAGGAAGAGATAGTGCTATTATAGCGGATCATACCAGTGGCTGGAGTTACTGGACGCTGGTTAGTAGTACCAACAGGAATTTTCCAGTTGCTAGTACCAGTGGCAGTTAGAATATCTAAACCAGCCAAAGAAGTGTTAGAACTACCAAGAGAAATTGTAGTAGAACCAATAGTAACGTCAGCAGTTGCCCATGATGGAGCATAACCTGCACCTTCTGAACGTAAGAATGTACCTGATGCACCAGCAGTAATGAAAGTAGATAAACTTGTATCTGATTGAATAATTAACTGACCAGCAGAACCACCAGCAATGTTAGTAGCAGTAGTAGCAAGTGTAGCAGCACCAGCAGTAATAGAAGATGCAGCAACCCATGTTGGGGCACCAGTACCACCAGAAACTAGAATCTGACCAGAAGTTCCTGGACTGTTTAATGCTAAACCACTAGAAGTAGAATATGGTACAGCACCAGCTGAAGCAGTGAGAGCAGAACCAGTACCACCATATGCTAATGCCACGGCATTGCCTTGCCAAACAGAACCAGTACTGAATGTTTTATACAAAGCAGTTTGCACAGAGATATTGTTAAGCATAGTTGAACCACCACCTGCGGTAGTTCCATCATGAAGACGAATTGTTTTTAGATCTGTGTCAACAGACAATTCACCCTGCGCCCCAGTGAACGCATTGTTCTGAGTTGTTGTACCTCGTCTAAATTGTACTTGTGTTGACATAGTTTTCCTCTAATTCAATATATTTAGGCTTGTGCTTCTGACCAGAACAAGTTAATGTTAGCAGTTGCATTATTAGTAGTAAGATTTTTAACAACTACAGCTAAAACGTCTGGACCATCTGGGTAGTTACTATATCCACCAATTGCTGAGTTTGTTAATTCTTTAAGGTTTGTTAAGTCAATCTGCGCAAAACCTGCAGGCTGTCCCAGTGTACTAAAGTTTTGTTCACCTGGAGTCGCAGTAGTAGAAGAACTAGTAGAAATCTGAGCAAAGGAAGGTTGCGAACCAAGAGCAGTAGTATTAACAGCAACCCATGTTAATGACGACGCATCAATATTACCTGGATTTAAAATACCGTAAACCTGAACAGATTGGTCTGATTGAATTTGTAATTGCTGTAATAATAATTGTGAACGATTTATTAGATCTCTATCACCAAAGTTACCAGCGATTGAGTTTGATACGGATGGGGCTAATCTTAAGAAGAATGCAGTTTTAGATTGTCCTGATGTTAATGCAATACCAGTTGCAGCGTAGTTAAAGTAATAGCCACGATCAGAGTCAAAACCACCATCCATAATATAAGAAGAACCCCAGTGGTTAACAATAGGGGCGCAAGTGCAAGTAATTAGTGTTACTGCATTGTAACCATTACCAATTGTATGGCTTGCTGCAACACCACCCGAGAATGTCTTATTGGATCCACCAACAAACATCGTAAACGATGCGCCACGAGTGCATCCAGTTAATGTGTTGCTTGTTTTACCTGTGTAGTTAATATATTCATTATCAATAAGAATAGTACCACCAGTAGCTGGGAAACGAGAAGCATCATACAATACAACTGAGGTAACAGAACTGTTCATGGCAGTTGCTAAACGATCTCTTGCCGATTCATTAATAGCTTGATAGCGAACCGCACTGTTACCAGTACGCATATACGCTTCATCGTTTACGTTATTTTGTTTCATGCGATGAACAGGAATCATATTACCATCTGGACCACGTAACATAAAGTCAATAAAACCAGCACCATACCATGAGAACGAGATACCCAACATCTGCATCTTATTCAAGTTTACCGCATATCCAGAAATACCAGTACCATCAATCTTATCAAAGTTGAACTGTGATTGCGGCACACGCTGATCAATAACATGCGCAATTTTAATTCCTGAAGAGTTATTAACACCACGATACTCTGGATTAACTGTCATGGTAGTATCATCAGTAATAGAACCAACACGATATGTCATACCACGAATAACGATCGAATCACCAACCTTTAATTGTTGAGTGAATCTAGTTGACGAACCAGTAATTGATTGTGAACCAGCTGTAACAGAAATAAATCCAGAAAGCTGATAAGTTGCAGAACGCTTAACTACTGCTAATTCTTGACCATCATATTCCCAGAATAATCCGTTTTGATCATCAAAAGCACCAACACGAGTAGATGCACCGAGCCAGTTTTTAACAGTAACACGTGGAAGGTTAGTGATAACAGCAGTAGTGCTACCGAGCGTACCCTGAGCAGAAACCGTAAATGATGATTCACTAACAATAGAAACTACACCATATGTACCATTGTATCCAGAAGTAACTACACCTGCAATCTCAACAGTACACCCAGCCTGTAAACCATGATCAACTTCAGTTGATACTGTAATAACTGAACCAACAGTGGTGGCAGCGGCAGAAATTTGGTCAAGGTTTAAAACTGGGTTAAACAAAACACCAGAAGTCCAAAGGATACCTTTACCTGATTGGTAACGCATGTACTTTTTAGTTTGACGAGAAACAGACGCACCATGAGAAGGTAAGAATGTACCAAGGTTAACACCACCATCAAATGGTCTATGTTGAACAAATGCATCAGAACGAGTATAAGTTGTGGCAACAATACTTACGTTTTGTACTGCGCCACCAACTCGAGCAGTAAACGTAAATGTTGTTGCAGATGGCACAGTTTCAACGAAGAAGTTACCACCCATAAGGTCATGGTTTGTTCCAGATGAAGTAACTATATTAACAATTGGAGCACCAGCAACTAAACCATGATTTGCTGAACAGGTAACAGTAATAACAGAAGGTGAAGCTGCATTAGAAACGTAGCCAGTAATTGGTAAGCCAGCACCAGTATAAAAACCACCACGACGTGCATAAGTAGATTGATTAAAAACAGAATTGCCGTTTGATCCTACGATACCCTTAGCAAAGTAAGTAAACGTAGTTGATGTTGCAACACTGGTAATAATAAATGCACCCTCAGCCCGAGCAGCAGTTGCAACACCTGCACAACCAAAGATAATAACTGGAGTGGCAACACTAAGTCCATGTGCCTGCGAACATGTAACAGTCATAACAGATGGATTGCCACCATCAGATGTAATGTTAGTAATGAACAAATCTAGACCTGGTTTTTCATAGATACCTGGAATACCACGAATATCTGAATAGTTTTGCCACTTAGTTGGCTGTAGTCCATACTCAAAGTCAGCGTCAATTAATGATTGGGGATTAGCAACACGTTGGCGCTCAATAGCATCAACACCGAATGCATATGGGCGAGTAATATTACCAACATATTTTGGAGCATCAGAGTAAATAGCAAGTTTGTCAGTCGACAACATTGATGCTGTATCAGCTGAGAAAGTAACTGTAGTTACTCCAACCTGTTCAGAGTACTGAGTAGAACCACCCATAAAAGTAGTATCAGTAGCATCATATGCAATTGTTCCATTTTTAGTTGGGTCGCCAATTGCATAGATGTTTGTTTGTTGAGTTTTGTTCGCAATAATCAAAAGCTGAGTTAGATCAACTTTACCAGGAAACTTAACAGTCCCCGATCCCGCTGCGTTTGGAGAGAAAATATATTTTTCAACTAACTGGCGTGCCATTGTATATCCTTAGAATCCGAAAATAATTGAGTAACCAAGATAATCTGACTTGATTGACTGGTCGATGTTGTTTAATGAAATAATGCCAGTGAAACTTAGTACACCTAAATCGTAAATGCTATAGGCAATCTCAGTAAGTGTACCTAAATTTTCTGTAATAGTTACATTAGCATCATATACAAATCCAAGATCTGATTGAGATGTAGCGAAAACTGCAGAAGCAACAATTGCATTTGAGTCAGCGTTAATCCACGCTGAACCTGTATATGTTAAAACTTGTTGTGCTTGTGGACTACTAATTGCAACATCAGTTAATGTTGATAATGCTGGACTAGGTGCTGCAGTCCAAGTAAGACCAGTTGGTCCACGTGCGAGAAACTGTCCAGAACTACCAGTACTACCATTAATAGAAAGCAGAGTGGTAGAAGTTAATGCAACTGTTCCACTTAAACTTGGTGATGTTAAAGTTTTATTTGTTAGGGTTTGTGTGCCATCTAATGTGGCAACAGCGACGATGGAATCTACACCACCTGGAGACTTTTTGAAGAATAGGTTACCATCATAAGTGTTTAATGCAAGTTCTCCCAACGACAAATCATTCGTTGCAGGATTTTTGCTCTGAACTGCAGAGCGTTTGATTAAAACTTGATTGGACATTATAACCTATTCTATCTAGAAAACGAACCCAGTATATACTGGGATGGGGAATTTCACCCCATCAATTATTTAGCGTTACTTAGTAAGTACCACCATCAATATTAAAACCATCAAGAGTTGAGGTTGCTGCACCAGAACCAGTAATGTTAGTACCAATAAACATTGCCTTAGCTACAGACAATCCACCAGAAAGAACAACAGCAGCAGTTCCAACAGCAGAAGCATCAGTAGTTGACGTGAATGTTACAGCACCAGCAGCAGAAAGAGTACTACTTGCGCTTAGAGTTGTAAAGGCACCAGTGTTTGCAGTACTAGCACCAATTGGTGTATTGTTAATACTACCAGTAGTAATTACTGCACCAGTAATTGTTTTATTAGTAAGCGTATCTGTTGTTGCCCGACCAACTAATGTATCAGTAGAAGTTGGTAATGTTAAAGTACCAGTATTAACAATAGTGGCAATAACTGGAGCAGTTAAAGTTTTATTCGTTAATGTTTCAGCACCAGCTAGAGTTGCAAGAGTACCAGTTGTTGGTAGAGTTACGTTAGTGGCAGCAGTAGAAGTTAGCGTGGTAGCAAATGCACCAGCAGTTATTAAGCTACCACCAGAAACGACAGTAAGAGTACCAGTTGTGCTAGTGATTGTTAATCCATTAACTGTTTTATTAGTTAATGCTTCTGATCCAGCCAGAGTAGCTAGAGTACCAGTTGTTGGTAGTGTAACAGAAGTATTGGCAGTAGTTGTTAAACCTAGTGTATGTGCACCTGTATGTGTGAAGCTACCACCAAGAGTGATTGTTTTGCCAGAGTTATTAACACCAGTACCACCGTATTGACCAGCAACTAGAGTACCTTGCCAGACACCAGTACCGATAGTACCAAGAGTAGTGATAGTTGCTTGACCAGCATAAGTTGAAGCAATATCAATACTATCTACATTAACAGTAATACGATCATTAGTACCAACTGCATCAATAGTATTACCAGACTTAGTTAAACCAGCACCAGCAGTAATTTGGCCAGCACCAGAGAACTGGCTGAATGTAATATCTGTAGTGCCGATTGTAATAGCAGTGTTATTAGAAACTACATAACCATTGTCTTGTTGAGTTGTACCTTCTTCAACGAAGAAGAATGTGCCTGGAGAAACTTCAGTACCTGGAGAGTTATCAAAGTCAGTAGCACGAGTAAGTACCCAGTTTACAGAAGCGGAACCAACTGTCGTGACAGTATACACGCCATTTTGTAGCGCAGATGCCTGATCTTTAATAAGAACACGATCACCAGAAGAAAGAGCAATACTATCGAGAGTAAATGCTGCCTGAGTGCCAGCGTTAGTTAATGTAGCACCAACACCACCAGTGCCGTTAGAATATGTTACAGTTAGTGCAGAGATAGAAGCAGCACGAACAGATGCCTTAACATCAAGTCCGTTAGACATGGCATCAACGTATGCCTTAGTTACTAAGTCTTGTGCTTGAGTAGGATCAGCAGCATTACCAACACGTTTGCCACCAACATCAACGATACCAGTACCAGTTGGAACTAAGTTTACGTTATTGTTACCAGACGCAGCAGTGAATGTTAAAGCACCAGTACCAGTAATAGAACCAGTAGTAGTTCCAGTACCACCATTAGCAACAGGCAATGTACCAGTAACACCAGAAGTTAATGGTAGACCAGTTACGTTAGTCATTACACCAGAAGCTGGTGTTCCAAGTGCTGGAGTAATAAGAGTTGGACTAGTTGCGAATACTAGAGCACCAGAACCTGTCTCGTCAGAGATAACACCAGCCAACTGTGAAGAAGTAGTAGAAGCGAATTGAGCTAATGTACCACCTTGATAAGCAACAGTACCACCTGTACCAAAGGCAGCAGATGATCCATCTGTGCCAGTGAATGTTAATGTATTGCTTGCAGTTAAAGTCTTACCATCAATAATAGTCAAAGTTGCTGCTGTTGCTGGAGCAGTAATTGTTAGCTTATTAACAGAAGTAGCAGTTGCAACGCCAAGAACTGGAGTAACCAGTGTTGGAGTGTTAGCGAATACTAGAGAACCAGTACCAGTCTCATCAGATATAACACCAGCAAGTTCTGAAGAAGAAGTCGCAGCAAAAACACTTAATTTATTGGCAACATACGCAACAGTGCCACCAGCACTGAAAGCAACTGAAGATGCATCAGTACCAGTGAATGTTAAAGTATTAGAGGCAGTAAGTGTTTTACCATCAGCGATAGTTAACGTAGAACCAGTCGCTGGTGCAGTAAGCGTAACTTTATTAATTGTTGTGGCAGAGGCAACACCAAGAGTTGGTGTAATTAAAGTAGGACTATTATTGAATACTACTAGACCAGTGCCAGTTTCATCGGTAATTGCAGCTGCCAATTGAGCAGAAGTAGCAGTTAAAGTATTGCTAGCTAAGTTGATAGTCTTGTTAGTAAGAGTATCAGTAGTAGCTTTACCAACAAGTGTATCTGTTGCAGCTGGTAGAGTTAAAGTATTTGTCCCAGCAATCGCAGTTGCAGCAACAGTAATTGTACCAGAAGTAGAACCAGAGAAGATAGCACCAGCAGAACCAATAGTTGGTGTAGTAAGTGCTGCGCTAGTTAAAGTCTTATTAGTTAAAGTATCGGTTGTTGCACGACCAACTAATGTATCTGTTGCCGCTGGTAGAGTTAATGTGCCAGAAGCTGCAGCAGTGGCAACAATAGTTGTAGTTCCAGAAGAAGAACCTGCAACAGTAAAGCCAGCAGAACCGATGGCTGGAGTTGTAAGAGTTGCACTAGTGATTGTTGGACTAGTTCCAAGAACTAATGCACCAGAACCAGTAACACTAGTTGCACCATCAAATTCAGTTACCCATGTTTCTGCGCCAACAGAAGCAACAGTAAATACAGCACCAGCACCAGCTGGGATTGTAGTAATTGAACCAGAAGCAGAAGTCTGAATTGTTAAAGCACCAGTACTTTGGTTGGTGATGTAATATTCTTGACCAATAGTTAGAGTGGCAGTACTCGGTAACTTAACTGTTTGAGTAGTTGACCCAGTAAAGAACTGGTTGGCAGTACTAGAAGCTGTTAAAGTAGTAGTTGTTCCACCAGTTGCTGTAGAAGTATAACCACCAGCACCAATAGAAGAAATTGTAACAGTCTGACCAGAAACTGAAGTAGTAATACCATTACCACCAGCGATAGTTAATGTCTGTGACAGTAAAGCAATTGAACCAGTAGTTGCGCTACCAGCTGCTAAGTTTAACGTGGCAGCAGAAGCTGCCCAGCTAGATGTTCCACTACCATTAGTAGTTAATACATAGCCGTTTGTGCCAGCGTCTCTTGGTAGTGTCCAAGTACCAGCAATTTGCACCATACCAGTGCCATTGGGATTAAGTATTAAATTGCCATTACTATTGGTCGTACTTAATGTGTTTCCTGTTAATTGAGTATTACCAACTTTCCATGTATCAATTGTACCAGTTGCTGATAGAACTGGGATTGAAGAAGCGTTGGTTGTTAATGTGCCAGCAGTTGAAGCGTCGATCAAACCAGTATAGTATGTACCACCAATAACAAAGTGGTTTACTGCGTTACCGCTGGTTTCTGCTCCCATACCGATGTATAATCGGTTACCTCCAGCACCATTTAATGCTGAGTATGCTAATTCACCTGCGCCAAGAGTAGCAGGGTTTCCCGCTGTACTCGAACGCTTAATTCTGATAATAGATGCCATCTTTTATGTCTCCGTTAAAATTCTCCACCTTCCATGTTTTGCGCATCGAGGGTGGTTGTGGACGTCCACTTATTTGTTGTTGTTCTATAGACTAGCACTGAACCATTGAGTTTGCCATAAGTTGATGTATCTACATCGGCTACGTTATCTAACGACTCTACCACTGCAGGCGGTGCTATATCCGCTGATGCAGTGAATAAATTCTGTTCTAATGTGGTAACGAATAAAGATTCATCACCACTTAATGTTACGACTGTATCTGCCATAATTATTGTGTAATTTGAGGTGTTACTGTGACAATCCCCTCAACAACTCGTTTCTTTGCACCAGCACTAGATGTTACCTCTAAATCATAGAGATATCTTCCTGGAGGGATTGCTTCAGACTGAGTAGCTGTTAATTGAATTCGTACCTTCCCTTGTGCTGCAGCATAAATTGATGCAGTAAACGCATATGCGGTAGTAGACGTGTATGATTTTCTCATCTGCGAGGCAACAGTGTAACCAGTTAGGTCAAGTGCTTGACCAGTAGTTGACGTGACAGTGATTATATTACTATAATCGCTACCTTGATCTACGAAAATGTTCGCTACAGTTGCCATTCATAACTCCGTGTTTTACTTGTTTATTTATAATTCCAGAGAATGCAAACAAAAAACCCCACCGAAGTGGGGTTTAATTTAACTCTATAAGTTCATAAAAATAAAATTATTCATCTACTGGTGGTGCGGTTAATGGATATTTTTGCATTAAGTCATATGCCTCTCGTCGAGATATATCTGGAGAAGCTACATCATCTACTCCATCACCATCTCGAATTGCGTGAATGCAACAAAAAACTGTATCATCTTCAAGTGCAATAAATTTATGTGCAGTACCTTTTGGAGTAACCACGAGATGCGGTGCCTTAAATTCTTCTTCTCCGTTATCATGTTGCATTAAAACTCTTCCAGAACTTATCAAAGTTATGTGGTCGAATGTATGAGCATGCCCTTCAATCTCATCACCTGCCTTTAAAAAATGATGCAGTTTTACAAAGACATTATCAACAATATTCAAATCAATTACAACATCAGACACGTGTCACTCCAAGTTTTAGTATAGGTTCTATTTCACATAGTTCCTCGTTAAATACAAACCCATTTTCCTCATAATTGGGGAAACTGGCTTTCATAGCATTTTGTTTCGCAGTTTTTTCTTCTAGAGTCATTGGTCGAATGTTATATACATCTTTAACCACACCATTATCAAATTCATAACTAATATTTTCTAAAATTTCATAAACACCAATTATAGGTCTTTGTGATTTTTCAAATTTTGCCAACCAATTGGGTAAATTATTAACATCAACCTCAGGAAAAGCCTGAAGTACATTTTCTGCTAACATTGGATGGTCTATTATTTGACCATTTTGTACTTTAATATAAAGTTCCATTATTCGTTTCCTGTTCTAGTATTAGGGTAATATCTAGCATTTCCTGGCCATAAAATACGAACTGCGCCCGATCCACCTGGAGTGCCCCAGCTTGGTCCAACACCGCCACCACCATATGTAGTTCCAGATCCACCAGATCCAGGCTGTCCTGGCTGGGCAAACCTCGCACCGCCAGCGCCACTGGCACCTTGCCCCAAAATTCCTACACCGCCTCCATTTGTACCAACATTGTATCCATTCTCACCACCACCGCCACCGCCACCGCCACCATTAGAGCCAGCTTGGCCATTGGTGCCTGAACCACCTCTGCCACCCGCTCCTCCATATCCACCTGCACCACCAGCTGATGGCCAAGATCCACCTAAGTAAGTGCCCGAGCCACCATCACCAGTAACTTGTCCAGACCCAGTATACACAGCAGTTCCACCCTCTGCACTGCCACCTGGACCAGTTGGCGATACACCAGGTCCACCACCGCCATGGGCACCGACAAAGCTAGAAAAATAAGTCTGCTCGCCACCTCCACCACGACTACTACCAGCACCAGCACCACCACCTACTACCACAGTGTACCCAGTCCCAGGAGAGACTGTAATATTATTTCTATATGATAAAGCACCACCAGCACCAGCACCAGAACCAGTGCCTGAGCCTGAACCACCACCACCTACAGTAAGAACTGATACTGATGTAACACCAGATGGTGCTGTCCAAGTATATGTTCCTTGAGCAACATACTCAGCTTGACCAGGAGCGACAGTTGGTACTATAGTATTAGACGCTGCGGTAGTTGAGCCTGTAGCATTTGTAGCTGTAACCACACATTGAACATTGGCGCCGATATCGGCAGAAACTGTACTATATGTACTAGATGTAGCACCAGAAATTGGTCCACCATTTCTATACCATGAATATGCATAAGAGAAGGATGCTGGGTATCCAGTCCAACTACCAGTAGTAGAAGAAAGAGTAGATCCCTGCGCAGTGGCACCACTAATACTTGGTGCACTTGTATTAACTGGTGATTGGGCAATAGCTGCGGTTGCTGATGATGTTGAAGAAGCACTTCCAGTACTATTTGTAGCAGTAACTGTACAAGTTATAGTGTTACTTGCATCTGCTGAAACTAATGTGTAAGAACTTGATGTTGCTCCACTAATAGCAGATCCAGCACGATTCCATTGGTAAGCGTACGAAAAGGATGCTGGGTATCCAGTCCAAGTTCCTGTTGTTGATGATAAAGCATTCCCAACAGTAGTTGTTCCAGAAATAGTTGGTGCACTTGAAACTACTGGGATTTGCAAAATTGCTGAAGTACCTGTAGAAGTAGATGTTACTGAAGTTACTGCATTGGTGGCAGTAACTGTACAAGTAATAACAGTACCTGCATCTGCTGATACTAATGTGTAAGAACTTGATGTTGCTCCACTAATAGCAGATCCATCACGTTTCCACTGGTAAGCAAAAGTTATGGTTGGTGTACCTGACCAAGTACCAGTTGTTGATGATAATGCATTCCCAACAGTAGTTGTTCCAGAAATACTTGGGACTGCTAAATTTAATGGAGCAGATGCGCCAGCAAAGCCAAACGATCTAATTGATCCTGCTCCCCTAGTTGATAGTAAAGGCATATTTAATTCCTATTAAGCAAATTTAACAACTGAACCAAGAGCATTATATGTACCTGATCCTGTCTTAGTTAGAGTTATAGTATAAACATCAAGTGAACTTGCATTTCCAGCAGATGGAGCAGATCCATTCTGCCACTTAACTGTTACTGCAGATCCATCTACTGTAAATCCAGTTTGATAGTAAGCAGTTGATCCATTAGTTACCATAAATGCAATACTAACTGTGTCACCAGTAGCTAAGGTATTATTTAGTGTAGTAGAAGAATTTCCACGAACATTTAATGTCCAATTTCCAGTAGCATTAGAAGTGTAAAGAACAACAGCTTGGGTGAGTAAATCAAAGTCAACAGTTCCTGTTGCAGCAGTTGCTGCCACTGTTGTCTTTTCAATAATTGGTGCAAATGCCGTAATACCACTATGTGTATACTTTGCAGTGATGGTGGAAGCAGTTCCTGGAGCTAAGTAATCTGTTCCTGCAGTAGCTGCACTAAAAGCACTAGTTCCATTACCCCTTAACACACCTGTTAAAGTAGTAGCACCTGATCCACCACTTCCTACTCCTAGAGTAGCAGATAAACTTCCAGCAGACCCACTTACGTTACCAGTTACGTTACCAGTTACGTTACCAGTTACATTACCAGTTACGTTACCAGTTACGTTACCAGTTACGTTACCAGTTAAGGTAGCAGTAATGGCTCCAGAACTAACAGTTAACTTAGTACCAACTTCAGTATTAAGAGCAGTAAAGTTAGCATCTACTTCAGCGTTTGTAAGGGGACTACCCTTGGTTGTTCTTAGCGTTAATGTCGCCATTGTGTTTTCCTTACTTTAAGATCTTTTGTTTATTAGCACCAGAAGCATCTGTTTTATGTCAGAAAGTTCTGTCTTTATGTTATTTATTTCTTCTGAATGTTCTTCGATTTGTCTTTGCTTACTCAATACGGAATCTCTTCGATTTATATAATTCTGATACTCAGATCTATTAGTATTTATAATGGCGCTAGTGCTTATATCTCGAACTAGTCCATCTTTACCCTCAATTTTAACTATTGTAGTCATTATGCACAAGCAATAACACGAAGATCTTTAACTCTTGGGACAGCCGCAGAGTTTGTAGACTTCATAACTAACTTAATTTGAAGTGAGTCAAAAGCACTGATATCTTTAGCAGTAAATGTCGTATCAATAAATTGATCGCTTCCAACCTGAACATACACAACTTGACTATCTGAAGGAATCTGGATCCAGTTAATAGTATCAAAAGAGGTATTAGAACCAAGTTGAGCAGTTTTATAATAAACATCTACAGATGCATCTGCAGGAATACTTGCACCAAACTGAACACGAATTAGGTCAGATGTATTAGCCAAGTTAATTTTCTTAGTTACATACTTACTATATGTAGAACTTCCAATAGGAGCAATTTCATCTACAAAGAAATCTTTCTGAGAAAGAGTAATTGCAGGTGTAGCTGCCTGAGTAGTAAATGCTCTATCTAGTGTTACAGTAGCAGTAGTACCATTATCAGTAACTTTAGTTACCAAGAAAGTGCCATCATTTAATGCACTGGTAGAACCAGAAACAGTTAGGTATTTACCAACAGCGATAGTTTGTAAAACTCCACGAGCAGTAGCATTTGTAGAAGTAATAGTGCTTCCACTGAAAGCGATGGTAGTATTGGCAGACAATAAAGTCTTATCATCAATACCACCAATATTCATATTTGCAGAAGTTGGAGCATTAATCTTATTGCTAAATCCAATCAAGCTAATTCGATGTGTGTCTAAGATAGGAGACAATGCGTCATTAGTTGTACTCATGGTAACATTGAATGCTGCTGATTTATTTCCACTTAAACTATTATCTTCATTGATTTCAGAAGCCACCATTCTTGGAGTTACGAAATAATTATTTTCGTTGGCAAGAACATCGGTAAATGTAGAGTCTAAAGTATATGCAGACTGTGTTGAACTATCAACTGATTTGCCAGTTGTAGTCTTAATCCCAAATGTAGTCATAGTATCAGAGAAAGTCTGAATCTGTAGGGTTGGTTGCACTCCATCATACTGTAAGTTTCTAGTGGCACGAACAGTAGTACCACCAGTATATCCACTAGATGTTGGTGTTGTAGAAACAGTTATACAGTAAGAATCTAAATCGACATCGCTAATGATTTGAGTTGTATAAATCTCAGAAGCAGGAACACCAAAGATTGGAGCAACATATTTGAATGCAGATCCAGCACTTAGTGTGGCAGTGGCATTTGCAGCAAAGGTCGCAGAAGTATTACTAACAATAGTAGCAATCTTACCAATAAAAGAACCAGCAGAATTATAAATTGCAGAACCGACAGCAAGTTGCGTAGTGAAAGCAGTTGAAACACCAGTCAGTGTGGTATTGGCAGTGCTTGTTGCAATAGTTCCAGTTCCTGTAGTTCCAGTTAACTGAGTCTGAGCAGAACTGGTGATAATAGTACGTGAACCTGTAGGCATACCATGATTAGTTTGATATACACGAATCTTAGTTACACCACTCTTAATTTCAAACGGATCATTTGCTAGATTTTGATATGGTAGAACATCGTTGACGAACTCTACATTGGCAATTACATCAGTTTCAAATTTAGCACGATAGATGGTAAACTTCAAATCTTGGTTCTGATCAGCAGTCCAAGTAGATGCATTTTGAGACTTAAAGAATACACCCATATAAGGTTGTTCAGAAATAGTACGACTAGATCCTGGAATCAAATCACCAATCTGAGAAATCCAAACTTTATAGTTATTTGAATCTGATGATAGGATAATAGCATACTCTCCATTATCCTGAACATAAACAGGAGATGAGAATTGAAAAGTAGTTGCAGTATCATACTTCGGGGTTGGTACACCACCCACTGAAACTACATTGGAAGAGATATTAACATCAGCTGATTTTTTAGAAACTTTAGAGAATGGTAGAACTAATTTTCCTGGATATCCATTAACAACTTCACGAATTTCTATATTCACAGGAATTTTATCATCTTTGGAAGCGAAGAAAATATCAATCTTAGTTAAGAATGCGCCACCCGTTTGTTGCACTAAGAATGTTTGTGCAAGTGGATCCCACCAACCAGTATCAGAAACGATACGATCAGCAGATTGTACAATAACTTGATTTTCCAATAATTGTTCTTCAGCAAGTTGAGCATTACGAACAGCATTAACAGTTGATTGGCGTGTTTCCAGAATACCCTCAGCACGATACAACGAACGTCCACGAGAAGTAAAATCACCCTGTGCTGCTACATTATCAACTAATTTGAACTCACGAGTACCAGTGCGAAAACGAACAGATTCATTATTTGGAATATTAAAGATTAAGTTTAAATCTCCAGTGAAGTTTGATACTAAGCTATCTCCAACCACAGCAGTAGTTAATGAAGAGAATGTACCAGTTGCAGAAGAGATAGAACCCGCTAATTGTTCAGAAGCAGAGAATGTACCCTTAACATTTTGAACAAATAACGAATAAATTCCAGTAGCTGCATTAAATTCTTTACCAACTACAACAGCAGTTGCACCAGAAGTAGCACCAGTAATAATATCACCACGATTCAAACAAACTTGTGAGTCACTATTAATACGTCGAGCAGTCTGAGAAGAAAGACCACCTACATTAGAAGAATCATCAAACTGCCCACTAACTGGCAAATATGTTAACTTAGATGCAGGAGTACAGAAACTAGAAACTGTAACATCATCGAAATAAGGATAGAAACGAGTATTGGGTTTTAATCCTTTAACTTGCACAAGAATGTTTCTTGAACGAATATATGGAATAACTGCAGTTGATAGAACACGATCAGAAACAATCTCACGATCAATACGTGAGATTAATGTTGTCTTAACCCCAGTGCGACTCTGTCCAATTTGAGTGGCAACAGTTTCTGCCACAACTTGACGAGCATTAATATGCCCCTGATCTCTGTTACCAAAGCGTGCGTTAAACGCATCAACGTCTAAGAAAACATCACCCTGACGAGCTGCCCAATTTATACCAGTGGTGAAAATTGTTCTACTTGATACTGGCGCACCAGTCCACTGATTTTGCCATGCATTCCAAACAGTTCCTAAAACACCAGCACGTTCTGCAATAGCTTTAACAGCATTAAAGTTACCTTCAACTTGATTAACAATATCTGGACGACGATCAACTTCAAACCAATCATCAGAGGATGGCGTTAGAGTTACTTGCCCCAAAAACGTAAAGATAGCAAATGGGTTAATGTTTTCCAAACGAGATGCATATTCTTGCTTAATAAATGGCATGTGTTCTACAATAGGTAATGTAATAACATCACCGTATAGTTTGTAGTTTGCATCAATACGATCTGCATCAGTAGAATTCTTCTCGATTAGATTAATATTTTGCATTGAATAGAATGGACGAAGTTCACCCTTCTCCATATCAATAGAACACAAATAGTCAGGAGAAGTTACATCTCCAATATTTTGTGCAGCAAAACTATCTACAATAAAACCATTTTTAAATCTATCAAGACCAGCAGTGTCAACAATGTTCAATGATTCTGTTTGTTGCTCTAGTAGAGATAATGATGTATAGTATTCAAGATTATCAATACGTTTTTCTAACTTACCGATGTCACGCATAGTATAGCGTTTATTATCTATTGCACCTACTACAACAGAAGTCGATGTAGTTGAGAAAGTATATGGCTCTAAAGTTAAATTATACAGAAGCATGCCTAAAGATGGGTCAAGTGGCTCTCCTGGAGTTAAAGAAGATACGCCATCGATAGGAAAGAAGTTACCATTAAAGTCAACAGCGATTTTAGTTTTACGTGCCAAGTAATATGTAAAATCTGCACGAATATCAATACCACGTTTTGGAACTAAGGCACCAGAAGAACCTGAACCATTAAATGTAGCACCAGCATCATCAATACGTGGTCGGAAGTCAATAGAATCACGTAATGAACTTCCATTAAATATTGGAATAGTTTCGTATGCTACATTTCCTGGATATGAATTAACTGTGAAGTAATCACCAGTAGAGTGGGTAAAGTATTCAAACTCAACGCTGATTGGAGCAGTTGGTGCAACGTATGATGCTTTTAATAATAGACGTGCTACATCATAATGAGTATTTCTTTGTCCATCATCAAATTCATATCGATCTGTAATATCGATAGTATATGAACCAGTTGCAGAAGCAAATGTTCCAGTGTCCATTTTAACTGAAACTAAACGGAATGCATCAGCTTTACCGAGTAATAACTCTGTCTTAGTTGCAGTTGCTGCAGTAGTAAAGGTAGTAGTCGTAGAAGCTAATGTTTTGGTTTTCTCTGTTAGAGTTGCTCCAGATTTATTTACTGTGCCAATAACAATAAAGTTTTGGGATGCGTATGTATCAGATATTGTAAACTGAACTGTTGAAGAAGAAACCACAATTGCAGAAGGAAGAACTACTGCACCGCCAGCACCAGCATCATTAGACACTAACAAATAGTTATCAGTTTCTGCAGCAGAAGCAAATGTACCACTAGAAGTAGTAACAGTTAATGTGCAATTACCACCAGATGCAGAAGAAGTCGTTCCAGTAAAACGCTCCATAACTGTATAAGTCGTATCATTACTTCCAGTAGAAGAACGAACTGATTTAATAGCATAGTATGGAAGTTTAAATATTAAACTTGTATTTTCTGGTTCTTTTAATTCTGCAGTAATTTCATCAACTGTGACACCAATTACGTTCACAGCAGTACCAACTTCAATTCTAGTTTGAGAAACGATAGATGTTACACGAACACGATTAGTTCCAAGGTAAACCCAATCTCCAACTGCAAGATCAGTTTGGAATGATGTACCCAAACCTTGGATAAATGTACCTGAACCTTGTGTGCCATACGTATTGGAAGTATATGAAGTAACTGAACCAATTAAACGTGTATTATCACCAACAATATCTGCAGTGAAACTCAAATTAGCATCACTTGATACATTATAATAAAAAGACTTGGCATGTTGATTAAAAGTATATCCAGCAGTAATACTAACATCAAACAAAAATACTTTATATTGCTCAGTGCCTGATGCAATTGTACCATTGTGCCACTCAATTCCACGAATACGTGCTGTACCGATTGCATTTGCACTCGTTGGAACTGCACCATCGGAAGTTACGAATCTATCGTAAATGGTAACTGCGGCGAATGAATTCACAGGTGGTAAGTTATTGACATTATCAACAATTAGATAATTGCCTACAGTGGCTGGAATAATTGCATTATCCACCTGAACATAATCACGTGCTTTATTAACTGCAACATATTCAGTTGCAACTTTTTCAATTTCATAACCCTGTACGTATGCTTTTCCTGGTTCTAATCCAATAGCTAATTTAGCAGAATCACCGCCATTTGCTGGAGTGAAAACACCACGATTATAGTATGGAGTAATATTATATTCCCACTGAACACCAGTAGATCCTGGACCATCATACGCTAAACCACTAGTATGAGTTGGTGCAGTGTTAATAGAGGTAGATGATGTTTTAGCAACATATGTGGTTCCATTGCTAGTAACTATATCACCAATCAAAAATGCAGTACTTGCTGTCCAAGCACCACGATTGTTATTTCTATGCTCACGAACATCTATTTTAAATGGACGTACAGCGTAATTTCCCGACTCATCATACGTGCGACGAGCAAGAGTTTTTTCTAAAACATTATATTCAGTTGTAGTTGTATGGCGAATAATTGCGCCAGCATCTACACGAAGAAGTTCAACAAAGTCTACATCTGCTGTAGAATCAATGGTTTTCTTATCTAGAACTAAATCAATGTAGTAACGATGAGCACCTGGAGCAGCATAGTTATAGCTATTTTGCGCATTGTCTAAAAGTGATTCATATCCAGTATCTTCTGGAGTGATTAACTGTTCATCGATAGTTAATCCAATACGATATGTTGGTGTATTTGTATATTTGTCTAGAACGATAATTTGTGTATCACATAAAACAAAATATCCATTGACATAATATACACCACGTTCAATCGTAGCAGTTGAACCAATTCCAGTAGAAGCTGATGCTATAGCTTGAACTTTATACGATGTTAATAGTGCTGAATCTGGGGTGATAGTTTCACTATTAGCAAAAACTTTAGTTGTATTATCATTTGCAGAATTTGTGTAGCGAACATACAAAGTTGATGGATCAGCACCTGATGCTGGGATAACCTTAATAACTTTAGCTTTTAATCCATTAGCGCCAGTAACATCTTTACCTTCTAATTGGGTTAAATATGTGTCAATAGCATTGCCAGCATATGATGGCTGCAGCTTAATATATGATACATTGCAGTCGATTGCCATCTGTCCAGGAATAATCATGGCACCCTGTTTAAACAAGTGATCACCACCTCGTTTAATTTGGTTTTGAAGAATTGATTGGAGTTGTGTTAACTCACGTGCTTGAACAGCAAAACTTGGACGGAATAAAATTCTATGAAATTTATTATCTTCGTCAAAGTCATCATTATATGGTTCTGTGTTGAAATCTAGCATTTGGTCTTTTCTCTTACTTTGTATAAAGTATATTTATTCTCAGAATCTAACGATAGTTCTAAGAGTAACTGATTGATCTGCTGTTGGGGTGAATCCAGACTTATTATCTATAAACATCAAGTCACCTGAATATTTATCTGTCTTTGGAGCAGTTACTGCAGTAGCATTAAAAGTTTGCGCACTTGCAGCTACAAATGTAGTACCAATTACTGGTTCATAGTTATCTAGAGATTGCGCTAAAATAGAGTTGCCTGTATTTGTAACAATTCTGAAACGCTTAGTTGTATTGGCTACAGTAATTATGCTATCTGCTGGGAAGAAAGTAGTACTAATAGTACCTGAAATGACCCAACATGCAGAAGAAAGAATTGTTGTTAATGCATATGTGCTACCATATTGTCGTGGGTTTTTAAGAATTCCAGCTTGGCGGTAATCATTATTAACATCAAATCCCTGATTTTTGTCTGCAGATATATTGCTATAGAACATAAGAGTTCTAGCACTAAAATTACTTAATGCACCTTTGCCATGGCCACCATATGGTGTTATTATTGGACGAATTTTAGCACCATAACCATTTCCAGTTATTGTTGCTGTTGCCCAACGATATCCACTACCATAATTAGTCATAACGATTTTTTTAACAACTCCATTCTCAACAACCGCAGTAGCAGTTGCTCCTGTTCCATCACCAACAATAGTTACTGCTGCAGTAGCGTATCCATATCCTTTAGAAATAATACCGATAGACATAATTCTACCGTCAACAGTTAATAATTCTGTGTTAGCTTGAAGAGTATTAATATCACCTGGAGATAAATCAGCTGAAATGTCAGCATTAATACCATCGCCAGCAACAGTAAGTGTAGCATATGAATAACCAATACCACCATCATCAATAATAACTGATGCTAATTGACCATTCTCAAAGAATGGAACTAACCTAGCTTCTGATTTAATTCCAGTAAATGTAATACTAGCACTAGTACCAGTCAATGAGCCAATAGAAACTGCAGGGTTAGCTACGGAATATCCAGAACCATACTTTAATGTTGGAGAACCAGTTATTGGAAAGCCAGCATACGTTAATGTAGCAGTACCATTAGTTACAGAACCAGAAGTATGAGTTGGTGTAGTAGAAGCATGGGTAGTTCCAGCAGCAGTTACTGTGTATAAGCGATTAGAAAAATAAACTTGTTGATTTAATGTAAGGGCAGTTGAAGCTGTCCATTGTGTACCAAATGTTATAGATGGCGCAGCCATATATCCATATCCACCATTTGTATGAACGATTTTAGCTAATTTACCACCCTGTAAAACAGCAACAGCAGTAGCTTGTCCCGTAGTATATGTAAATGTCTGAGTGCCAGTTCCAGCAGAAGTTAGATCAATAGCAGTTCCTGCTACAGCATTACTATAAGAAGTAGCTAATTTAATTTGAGTTTGCGAAGAACGAATAACATAATAAGTCTGTCCATTAGACAGACCTCCAATAGAAGTTGCTCCAATAGTATAAACAATAGAGTCGCCAGTTTGTAGAGGATGAACATCAGATAATGTAATAACTTCTGTAGATGTATTAACAGAAGATGCAGATGTATAAAAAGGCGCAGGGATATTTACTGTTGGTACTGAAGTATATCCAGAGCCAAAAGAAGAAATTTCAATTTCTCTAATCATTGCATACATTTTAACAGAAGTGATTGTTCCACTACCATTAAGAATTACATCGCCAGTAGCTGTAGTTCCAAGATATTTTAGTGCCGCAGTGCCATTTAATGCTTCTGCAATTTTATGAACTGGACCACTTGCGCCTGTAGTTCCTGAGATTGTAACTTCGTAAATATTATTATTATGAACAATACGTTGTCCCACAAGTAATAATGTTGAAGCTAACCAAGAAGAAGCATTAGCATATGGTGGTGACACTATAATTGTTGAATCACTTTGATAACTTGTACCACCGCTATTTAATAAATATCCATTTAAATAAAATGGATCAGATTCTAAATATCCATCACCTTGCACAGAAATAGATCCTGCCGTGTATGCAGAACCAGCCTGATCTATTCTCACTGTTTGAATATTTCCGTTGGAGTAAAATTGATTACGAAGTGATGTAACGATCGGTATATAATCATCAGTTAAGAATTTATTACGTAATGCAACAGGCACGTTAAACATAAACTTCCACATGTAACCATCAGGGAAAGTTATAGGATCAACTGTAGTGCCAAGGGGTTTATATGTAGAAGGCGCATTATTGTTATTATCTAGACACTTGTATACGTTATACTCATCTGTCATAACATAATATACAGCATCTTCTAATTTTTGAGCACCAGAAGGTGCAATAGAAACTACTGCTTCTCCAACAGCCGAAATACCTCCATTACCAACCCTGGCAATTATAACAGAAGGTGCTGATGTATATCCATATCCACGAGATGTTAATTCTATATCAATAACAGCACCATCAAGAATTGTAGTTTCTGCTGCTGCGCCAGATCCCCCACCATTACTAACAGTAACATGTTTTAATGTAACAGTACCATTTGCTTGCTCTGTATTATTAGTATGGGTGGGTGCAGTAGTTCCAGTAGTTCCAGAGTTTATAGCAATATAGTATCTGTATGTTGTACCACTAACCAGAACCTTTAAAAATGCACCAACAGTAATTGCAGTACTAGAAGTCCAAGTAACAGAACCAGCAGAACCAATATAAACAGTAGCTGCCAACCCATACCCCAACCCACCATTTATTAAATTAATACCTTGTACTTCTAAACTATATTGATCATCATATGGATCATATACTACATTAGCAGTCCAGTCATATCTTTCAACTACAAAAGAAACATCTGTGGGTTTAATTTCCTTTAGAGTCATTATCTCATTACGAGTTTTTAACTCATAGTCGAAACTGTCAATAGGAGTGGGTGGGCTTAACTCATCTTCCCATGCAAGAGTCTTTCCTAGGAAATAGTAGTATCTGGAATTTCTGTTTACAATTTCATTGTAAATACCCTCTGCAATAGATTTATGCAGAATGGTCTTGATTAGAGAAGATTGAGTCGCCATTTATATGCTTCTAATTAACTTACAGTGATAACCCAAGTGATAGCAATAGAATCACTTGAGGCTTTATTAACAACAGGGAATGTTGTTCGGCATAGCAAAGTACCAGTTGAAGAGCCATTCAAAATGCCTGCTTCAGTTATAGCACCAGTTCCTGTACCTGCTGGAAAGGTAGCAGTTGCTGTTACAGTATTTGTGCTTGCTGAGAAAGAAGAAACAGTAACACGTCCAGCTTCAATGCCAAGAGTAGTATCTCCAACAATTGGAGTGCCAGTACCAGTACCAATAGCCATATGACTCATAACAGTTGCACTGTTACTAGCCATACGAGAAGCAATATAATTTTTACCAACAGTAACGACCAAGTTTGGTACATTGAACTCTTGTTTAATTGTTCCGTCTTCGGCACGAACTACAACAGTTAATTCGCCCTTCATTTTTAGATCTTCGTTTAGATTCATAGTAATCTCCTAGTTAAAAAGTTTGAGTTCTACCAACTCCATAGTCGCCATCATCGTCAGCAAAATAGAGCAAGTCCACATATTGGTTAACCCAAAGGTCTCCAACATCAGTTGGTGTTGTTAGGGTATCTGTAGTATATTTATTCGTTGTTACAGCAGGTGCATCTTGTGCAACGACAACTTCTGATGGATATACTATTCCATCTACAGTAAATTCAGTTGGTATTAAGTAAGTGCCATCGTCATCTAAGAAGTAATCTTCACCACTATAAACTTCACCCCATCCAGCCCAAATCTGGTTCACAAAAGTCATTGTTTCTCTAGACTCGGATGGTGTAATAGATTCTGCAAAAGATTTATTTAAATTGATAGCGTTCGAATCTGTAAATTCAAATGAGTCTTCATATTTTTCCCAATGCTCAGTAGTTTCTAACATTGGAATAGTATAATTAAATCGATTAACAATTAGTAAGTAAGTTCCATCGTCGTCTAAGAAATAATCTCCTTCATTATAAACGTCAGCAGCTGCACCAAAGTCAACGTGATTCCAAACAATAGAACCCAGATCATGTGCTTCAGGCGATTCTGTAAAATTTCCTTTAGTGATAAATTTTGCTACTGCATCTGGAACAGTTACACTAGTATTTTCTAAATCACCATTCCACTGTAATTGAGCCCCAAGTGGTTTAGAGATATCTTTAAACGAAGAATCATCAGTTTGAATTTCATCTTGTTCAAACACTGAGAATATTTTCATTAAGAACTCTAAAGAAGCACTAATATCAAAATCATTTCTAATATCATACTCACCAAATAATGCTATTCCAGATGGGTGAATTAAAGTTTTGACTGCAGATTTATAAGTCTCTAGTTTTTCATTAATTTTTAAAACATATGAGAATGCTTGATAATATTTACTGTCTTGTATAAAAATAGCATCATCTAGAAATCCATCGTTGTTTTGATAATATCCTGGATATTTTGTTAATGGTCCAAGTTCAACTTTAATAATAGAGATAGCATCAGCCTCGACAGCAGCTTCTGAAGATTGCACATAGAACTGACGAATAATTTGTCCTGAATACGCTCCATCAAAAGCTGGTCCATATTGTCTTGTATATTGTAAAGTAGCAGATCCATTAGAAGCTGTACTAGAAGTATGTGATGGTGGAGTTGTTGATGTTGTACCCGCAACAGTCACTGTATAAAGCCTATCGTTATAATAAATCAATTGATTGAGAGTTACTGCTAACGTAGGAAGCCACAGATTTCCCTCATCTTGAGAATAATCAGAGTAGTTAATAAATCCCTGCTCATCAAATGTATTTAATGCTTCAGAAATATTATAATTATACCTATTACCAATTATTGCTGTGGCAGAAGCACCAGATCCACCACCTCCAGTTATTTGTATTGATGGTACTGTTACATATCCAGCACCAGAGTTAGATATATTAATTTTAGTGATAACATTAGCAGATCTCTCAACTGAAAGAACAGTGGCTGCAGTTGTATACCCACCACCAACAAAATTTACTGTTGGTGTAGAAGTATATCCGCTACCTCCGCTATTAATTGTAATACCAGTAATACCGTTAACTGATGTACTAATATTTAAAGAAGTTCCTCCCGCACCAGTAACAGTAGAGGATTGAGAAGCAACTAATGTTGATGTGAAATCTGTTTCATATCCAATACCATACTTAACAAATTCAGCAGAAACAATACCTCCATCAGAATCAATAGATTTAACTTTTAATATAGATCCAGCGCCAGCGCCATTTCTAATATTAAAAAGTTGTCCAGCTTTAAATTCTTTGCCAGCTTGCAGAATAGAAACTTTTGATGTAGTTGCAACAATACTAGCATCAAAAATGCCTTCATAACGAATTCTATCACCAATATTAACACTACCAAAGAATCTACGATCAATGTAAAATTCATACGTATCTGGCGATATTTGAACATATCGGTCAACTTCAATTTCAACATCTTGTCTGCGATCAACCAAAACACGAATAACTTTATTTGGAGTTACAACATCAATTAAGCGACCAACGACATCGTCTGGATTACCTACATTAACTTTAGCAAAAATTGAAACATCTTGAATCCATTTACCATCAGAAGCACGAAGAACCTGAGTTCCAGGATATTGAATAGTTACATTTTTATTGAATAATAAACGAAAAAGAAATTTATAAGATAGTTCAGAACCTTTAGCTAAATGCTGGTCTTTAATTCTTGATAAATTAAATCTCTCTCTATCTTGCCCAAAGCCATAAATTGGAGAATTGGGAGCAACTTCGTCTTTAAAGAATTCAATAAAACTATCAAGGGTTTTATCGATGTCTCTAATTGTAACTAAATCTACTTGGGTAGTTTCTAAATACTCATAATATGCTTGTAAAAAAGCAACAAATGTAGGATAATCCTCCCTTATAAACTCAGGGAGTTGACTAGCTACTAAAGTAGAGATCTTTGGTTTTGTAATAGCCATTATGAGCGACTTGTAGTAAATGCGTAGTTCTTACCAGCACGTAGATCGCCATTGATTGTTTCATCGGCAATAGCAGTAATTGTTAAATGGTCACGAGCAATTTCAGCAATTTGATCATATGCTGATACAACATCATATGAAGAGGGACGAATTGAAATTTCAAAATCGATATCAGCAATGGCAGTAATATGTAAATTTGTAATGTTAATTAAACCAGCTGCATAATCAACAGTACCAATTTGTGGATCTACAATAATCTTTTCAGCAGAGGGACCAATATAATATAAACGCATATAACCTGCGCCATTATCATCTAGGTAGTGAATTGTTTCACTACCATAAATGAAAAATCCAGTTGAGTAAATATTGTTTTGAGCTAGTCCAGTTGTATAAATTGGATTAATAATATCAATGATGTATTGAGCACTTACATTGTAACGTGGAGCAATTTTACGTCGAATCAATACTGTCATATTATTGTTGCTAATACCCTTCTCGCATGTATCAATCAATCGACTTAATTTAGAGTGGCGAAATACCCCGTCAAATCTTTGTAATTCGTCGTCGTCATATTTAATAATAGTATTGTAAACAATCGTTTGAATCTCTTTAGCACTGCGAGTAGTTTCACGTGGATTGTAATATACAGTTATATTCAAAGCAATATTTAAATAATCTGGATCAATAATTTCTGGTGTTACAGAAACTACGTTTTTATTAGCAAGAATACTATTAATTATAGTAGACTTTTGTTGAGTTGTCAATTTGGTGGCAGTTTTAGGTCTAACGCAAATATATGTTTTGCCATAGACTGGAGGATTATTATCCTCGCCACCCCAAACACCAACTGATTTAGCCTCAGCAAAATTACTATAGATAAGTGCCTTGTAATCTTCCGTGGTGACTGCACGATTTTGTGCAGCATAAATTTTAGGAGCATTAAAACGAATAGAGTCAATTCCTTCTGGCTCAGAACCGCCACCCGCAGGACTAGTAGTTACTACAGAAACTACAGAACCTGAATATGGAGAATCACCAGCAAACGCAAACGAACGTGCACCATTGGCTCCGTCTAAGTTTGAAACAATGTAATTAACTTCAACTACATTACCATTTGTCAATGCTGCACTAAGAACTCCATCACCAAAAACTAACTCATATAAGCCATCATCTATTTCTTTTAGCCAATATGCTCTAACTGTTGGATCAAGTCCTACTAATGAAGTTGCATTTGTGAATGTTTTAAAATCTGAACTTGTTGCATTTTCTTGAACACGAACTGCAACTGTATCTAAATCTACATTAGCGTTAGGAATAATGTATCTTGTTCCAGTGGATACATTAAATCTAAATGATAGTTGAGTTCCTTCAATTAACGTAACACCAGTTACGTTATAAACATTAGATGATCCAGTAACACTTATAGCTTCTTTATTATAAAAATTATATGTCTTTCCATTAGCAACTGTACTAAATGGACTATATTGCGGTATACTAACTAAATTTGGTCCAGCTGAGGCTGAAGTAATTGTTAAATTAACAACTGCCTCAGAACATTTGGCAGATCGTGGTGTATAACCAAGAGATTTAGCAAGTGAAACTACGCTGTTTCTTTTAATTGCAGAATCAAGAAACATCTCATTAACAGCTAAGTTATTATACAAAGCATTGTAATGAGTATTGTAAGCTAGAATATCTAAAATTACAGAAAGACCAGAACCCTCAAAGTCATAGTCTTGAAACTCAGTCTGTGCCTGTAAGAATGTTTTTAAGTTAGCTTTGATAGCATCAAAGTCTAATTCTGTTACGTTAATTTTCTTATTGTTAGCCATTTATCGTGTTCTTTCCAGTACCAAATCCACACTCAATGGACGTTCGGTATTAATTATTTTAAAATCTATTCTTATAGAAACTGCGTTATCGTCTGGATTATATGTAACAGCAACTTCAGTCACTGTAACTCTTGGTTCAAAACTTTGAATCATGTCAAAAATAGCACGTCTAATAGAAGCTGAAGTTAATGGTGACTGTGGCTCAAATAACATCGCTCGAATCGAAGAACCAATTTCACTATGAAATGGTCTCTCATAGTTAGATGTTAAAATTAGGTTTTTAAGTGCAGTCTTTACTGCATTCTCATCATATCTGCGTGTTATGTCCTTCGTCACTGGGTGAGCAGTGAAGTTCAAGTCGATATCTGAGAAGATTCTTGTATTTCGTGCCATCTTATTATTTATACCTTATCCTGCAAAAACATTCTGAGATCCTCGAGTTATGGTGTTATCTCCAGCAGAATCACCAATTCTAGCGACTGGTTGTCCTCCAATAAAAACTTTACCAGATCCACTAGAAACAAATGATATATCTGGGGTACATCCTGACTTTGGGTGTACTGTTATTGCTGAACCTATAACTGCAATTAACATTCCATTAGCGAAAACTCCATTACCGTTAGCGCCTGCAATAGAAGTCTGCATTGGCATACGACATTTATAACCAGTTCCGTCTGGAGATAAAACGCTATCGCCCTGTCTTGATACTGATGGCATTATTTAAGTCCCTGAGTTTTTAAGTAAAGAATATTATCAATTGCAGTTTGATATCTCCAAACAACCCATTGGTGCAGATCAACTTGTTCGACTGTGTTGTTAACAGAAGGAATGAGAGCATTAGGATCTGGTGGGATAGTAATAGTTAATGGATATAAAAATTCAGTTAATACTGGATTTGGTTTCTCATATCTATTTAAGGACCAAAATGAAGTAGTAGTATTAAATGGTAAAATTTGACTACTATAATCAGTCAAAGAAAATTCATAGTACTGATCTAAAAAAACATTAGTTACTGGTCCTTCAAGTTTAAAAGTATGACCATTTATTTTAGTATAAGTTAATCCATGATTAGCCCAAACAAAAGATGTAGTATGATCAATGGCATTTTCATATGTAAATTGTTCGGTCGCTGGTACTAGATATTTACCCTGCATTGTTATCGTTGTTCTAAAGTAAGTAGCTTCATAGACACTTTTTATATAATTACTTGGAACTGCACCTGCACCATCTATCGGGTCACTCATTTGAGATAGTGGATCTCCTGGGATCTCTACAAATCCAAGTTCAGCTGAATATGTAAATAAAACAGCCATTATACCAACACAAATCCACCTGTGGGGAATGTTCCCGCATAGGTTTTATGATGATTCATTGTAAACATGTGTCCTTTATTCCCAGCTGGTCTACATGACACATGAATCCAATATTGAGATCCATTATATTCCATAATAACTTGGTTCCATGAAGGTAGGAGTTTAACAATCTCGCTACATGTTTTGTAAGTTTCTGCCTTGCCACCTGCAAACACAATATCAGCTGCACAACCAATTGGGTGATCACCACCTTCTTTTACTCCTACACCCAAGTCTCCTGGAGCAGCACCGAATGGTGGTCTGCGGAAAGCTGACGTGATAGTGAATTTACCAAACTTTTCATAGATTGGATCAAGAACTTTTTCAGCCAATACTCTCATGTTACAAACAATTTCTTGAGGTGTAATGTTTGCACCATTAACATTATATGTAACACGTGGAATACGAACACCACCTTTGGTTAAATCACCAAGAGTAAAATGCTTGGATAATTTCATTCCAGCAGTATATTGATCTGCTGGCATATTTTTAATTGCATCTAGACCAGTAACAGATCCTGGAGTAGCCGCAGAGTTTGCTGCTGGCTTTTCTTTTTGTGTTGAATATTTACTGCCCTCAATATCAGATTTACTAACTTCGTTATTTTCAATCTTTCTATTCGCATACGCAGTAGAACTGCCAGTATCTGGGGAGTCAAAACCAGTTTCTGAACCACGAGTTGAAACTGCCATTGGTGGTAATACAGAAACACCACTGGTACCACGAGTTTCAATTGGCAACTCTAAGTCAGCCTGTCCAGATTTCTTAGATTCTAAAGCAGGTGTAGATTCTTCAGCAGCAACAGCGGTACCAGCCGAGCCAGCAGTGCCAGCACTAGAAGAAGAACCATTTGCAATATCAACAATACCACCATCGATATAAGTATTACTACCCTTTAAACTTAAGTTTCCACCAGCTTGAACATTAGTAGCAGCACTAGATTTAATATTTAATTCACCAGTAGATTGTGCATTCAATTTTGCACCAGACTTTAGGTTAAAGTCTCCAGTAGATTCTGCATTTAATTTTGCGCCACCTTTTAAATTAAAGTCTCCAGTAGATTCTGTATTTAATTTTGCGCCAGACTTTAGGTTAAAGTCTCCAGTAGATTCTGCATTTAATTTTTCACCCGACTTTAAGTTAATATCTTTTGCAGCTTGAATGTTAACTTTCTTACTATCTGAAACTAGATGAATACTATTTTCAGCACCAATAAAGACGCCAGAGCCTGTACCTTTAATATTAATATCAGCTTCTGCTTCTAAGAACATACCAGCTTCTGATTTGATATTCATGTCTTTGGTAGACATTATATTTAATCCAGTGGCTGCTTTTAAGTTAAGTTGCCCAGCAGATTCAATATTTACTTTGCTAGCTTTTAAGTTAAACTCTCCCCCAACAGCAAGGTTTGCATTTCCACTAATGTTAATATTGGCTTCGTTGTAGATATTTATTTTAGCTGCGCCAGATACTTCCAAATTAAAGATGTTATCTGTTCGTACATTCAATGCACCATCAACTGTTACATTACATACACCTTTAACATAAACAAATCCATTACGTTCAGTGATTGAGTAATTATCACCAATAATCTGATTGACTTGTGTGCCGTTGGCATCCCACTCAATAAATGAACCTGTTTTATGATACAAATGAACACGTTCAGATCCAGGAGTATCATCAAACTCCATTACGTGTCCTGATTCAGTTTCTGTAACTTTATTATATGGGTAAGTTGCATTATATGGAACAGGAGATTGATTCCATGTTCCACCATTGGCAATCTTAATACCCATTTTCATAGCTGCTTCTTTTTTAACAATATATGTTCTACCTAAATTATTTCCAGTAGCTAGACGATTAGTATCAGGTTCATTTTTATACTTTGGATATACACCATTTGGGTCTTGAAAACCAAGATTTGGATCAACAGAAAGACCAGTGCTAATACTACCATCAGCATTCGGCATACCTACTGCTTCAACAGTAGTTGTTGTTGGCTCACCCTCAGCTTCTAATTTAGTAAGAAGACTTTTAGCTTGACCAACAGGAGAGTTTGCTATTTTAACCAACTCATTTAGAATAGAATCTTTAGTTGGATTCACGATACCCAACTTAGAAACTAATTCAGTAACAGATCCAGAAACATTGTTGATACCAAGATTCGAAGCAATATCTGTAATAGAACCACCAAAACTTGATAGTGAATTTAATTTTGATGCAAATAATGATTCTACATTAGTTCCTTGGCCAATAATAGATGTAAAGGGATTGGCGATACCACCGCCCCCAAGATTTGAAATCTGTGCATTTAAACTATTTGCAATATTGGGTGGTAATATGTTACCACTAGCGTCAAGGATATTAGTTTTAAGACCACCAAGATTATCATTGGCAAAACTTGTAACAGTTGCAGATAAATCGCCAAATTGTGAAGTAAGCTGATCTGTTAATCCACCAGTTAAATCAGATAAAGAAGCACCAATATCAAAACTGTTTACTAGATCTGTATACTGAGAAATTTGACCAGTAATATTACCTATTAAATCTGTAGGTAATGATCCAAGGATACCATCTAAACCAAATCCTGATAGCCCTTCTAAACCACCAATTGCATCTAATCCTGCAATACTGCCTAGATCGAGTCCACCAAGATCGAGTCCACCAAGATCGAGTCCACCAATATCAAGACCACCAAGTCCACCATCAAGACCACCAAGTCCTTCATCAGTAGCACTGCCAGCTTCTCTTGGAGTTGACTCTGCCGAATCATCCTTTGGTGTTGCTTTAACTACACCATAGTAGTCGGTACCCATATCAATTTTATCACCACCACCAATTGATGCAGTAGCTGCGGCTTTTGTAGAAGTATTTCTAAAAGTCCATTCTTGTTGCAGAGTTGACTCTACAAGACTCCATGGAGTCTTTACTTTAATCCCAGATTTTGCATATCTTCCATTTTCACCACCGTATGGATAATCTGGATAATCTGGATCTTCGAGTGAAGAAAATTCAGCAGCTAAAGATCTACCAGCTTCTTTTAGTAATTCGTCATTATTTTGATTTGGGTTTCGGTAGTATGCAAGCAACTTTGGTCGTTTACGTGCGATCAAATATTCTTGGCAAATTAAATCTTGAATACGTTCATTGAATGTTGTTTCAACATCAATGTTAAGTGACGTGCATGCTTCTCTTAAAGTTGTAGGAATACATTGATATTTACCCACAGCAAATAGTCTATCTGGCGAATTTGGACTTAGTGCTTGGGCTGCCATAATATCTTTGATAGGTGTCTTCGTCAAAGATAGTTTTTGTCCACCAACAGTACCAGTTCCAGGTGTTGCTCCACTACCACGATTAAATGAATCATAATCTGCAGAGCCAGTAAGTTGTGCTAATGGACCAGTGATACTGTCTTCTGTTTCTCCAACATTGGCTGGAGTTGCATTATCTACACGAGCAGCTGCATCACGTTCTGGTTGAGTAAGATTATCATTATTGGAAAGATCAATATTACCAGAAGCATCAACTGTGTTGAGTGAAACATTGCCAGCTTCTAAGGCTTCTGGAGTTTGAAATGCTCCACCCAAAGTTCCCAACATCATAGGTTGTTGGTTATCTGGATCCATAAAGGTAATTAATACCCAAGAACCCTCAACTGGACCAATAGGCGATGCACCAATACCAGAAGTGCCAGCTGATGTAATAGGTGATACTGGATATGCCCAAGGCAAATCCGTTGTTGGTAAATGAATTTTATTTTCAGTATGCAAACCAACAATTCGTACCTGACATCTTCCAAGTTTTAGGGGATCGAATCTATTTTCAACACACCCTGTGTATAATTTCATCATTTGGATCTTCCATTCATATTTTTCAGCATAGATTCTTTAAATAGTTCCATGACACATTCATGTTTTTCTCTATCGATATAATGATTTATGGCGCCAATAATATAAGCACCAGATATAATTTCGTCACGTGTGTTTGTCTCACCCTTTTTCATAGGCTCTATTCTATCTACATTAATAATAACTTTCTGTCCAACAGTATAATCTGTTCTTCCTGGAACTGTGATTTCAATTTTATTGGCATCTGCTTGTCTCATTCCAGAGATTCGTTTCTGCAAAAAACTTGCATTAGTCACATCTTTCTCATTAGTGAAACTGCCGTAATAAGTTGGTTTATTAATAATCATCGCACTTGGACGATAAATTGCATTGGCAGAAATTGATGCATATGGATTCAGATGTTTCTGTTTTTCAAAATCAGTTTTGATATCGTAGTTATTGACAAAAACAGTTTTAGTTGTAATGTCGAATGAATATTGTTTAGACGCATACATACCCTCTTGAGTATTTTTCATATAATCATACACAGTTGGAATTCTCAATTCTTTAATACGCTTATATTGTTCTGATGGATTATTAATACCTTGCCCACCTGGAAGTTCATCACGTTTGTAATTATCATACACAAACTCTTGAACTACATCACTGTTAGTATAAAGAGTCTCAAGTGAAACGAAGTTAAACCCTGCTCTGTTTTCATAGAACACAAAGGTTGGTGAATCATTAGCATTCAGCGAATGATCGCACAAATAGTTTAAAGATTTAACTGGATTCCAATAATTTGAAATAAACTTAGTTGAATTTTTAGTTTCTTCAACGAAAATTTTACGTTTAAGTTGTAGTCCAAACTCTTTATCTTCCATAAGAGTTTTAGCAATCTCTGAACATCTACCTGAGTATGCTTTACTAATTCTTTTATTTAAATCGATAACAGCTTCTTGGGTGATAAAGTGTAACTCATAAACAACACTACGATCACCAACAATTTCACGATCTGCCATTTTAAAGATATAAAAATTACCATCAATCTTAGAACCTTTAAGTGTTGGAGTCGATACTCGTAATTGAAGAAATTCTTCTCCAGAAAATGGAAATAAGTTTAACAGATCTAGTGAATCTTTAATAACTAAAGAGCCAGTAATAAATGGTGAGAACAAATCTTCAAATATCTGAAGACCAACAACTTGGTTGGTAATTTCCTGTGTGAATCCTGATGATGTAATTATACTAACTTTTTCAATATTAACATCACCAGCAAAACGCAGGTGATCTGAAGATCTTTGTACCATTATAATACGTCGCCAAATTGTTGAACTATCTTTTGTAATAATTGCGAAGAAATAACTTTAATCCTACGTTTAGATTCATTAATATTTTCTTCATATGCAGTATTTGATACTGACTCTGCATCTGGGTCATCTGAATTAACAGTATATCCCATTGAGTTTTCATAATGGTGTGTATCTAATTCATTATCTACACCATACTTATCTGTAATATATTGATTCAGTGCAGTATAAGTTAATGGGAAATCTTTAACATAATCGTAACGACTATTCACGAGCATGATGATCCAGTGATACTGAGAATTACCATAAAGTTTCTCAGCAACAATTTCTGGTGTTTCGCCTTCTTTAATATCATACTCATCGTAAAGAGTAACATTAGAAAGAATATCTTTTCTAAATCTTACATTACGAGTAATATCAGAAACGATAAGAACCTTTCGTTCTCCGTTTATATCAAAATCATAAGCGAATTTTGGAAAGTTTTCGAAGTACATTACATACCTGCCTTAATTTTATCTTTGTCCATAAGAGAAAGTTCTCTAAATGTCATTTGGACGTTAATTTGTGTAGGTGAACCATCAGCAAACGTATTGAATGACGCATTCGGTGTGTAATTAATTGCCATCTCTGTTAGTACGCAACTCGTGTGGCGGTGGATGTTTGTGTTCTCTACACCATTTGCATAATATGAGATATCAAATTCTGATGGGTATACGTACAAGAATTTATTAGTATCTTTAAATTCTGGATGCATATGTAGCTTGAATGTATTGATAATATTCTGGACGTTCTGTGATTCAGATTTATCACGTGGAAAGAACTGATACTCAAATTGGAATGTGCGGAAATCGACACCTTTGAACACTTGTTCTTTGCGAGGGTTAGCTGCTAGACCAGTAGCAGCAGAAACTGTGCCCGCATTTGGTCCAAATGCTAAACCTAATGCTGCTGCGCCAGTACCAGCTGCGCCAACTAACTGTCCACCATCAAAACTTCCTATAGCTTTTAATGCCGCTTCACCAAGTAATGGAGCCATAACAGCAGTGGCAGTTTCTTCTTCAGAGTATTGAACTCCATATCGAATGTTAAGTTGATTGGGAACATGTAAAGCAATAGCAGTTCTTAATCTTTTCTGAGCACGTGACGCAGTTCCAGCAATTGCTGCTGCAGCACCTAATCCAATAGCACCTGGAGCGGCAGCTACAGCTGCGCCAGCAATTGCTTTACCGAAAGCGAATCCACCAGCAATAGCACCCTTTAGCGCAGTACCAGCAACTGCGCCAGCAACTAATCCAGTTTTAGATAAGTTAGAAGCTAATAATTCTCCACGATCTCTAGTGAACGAGATATCATCGGTAATCTGTTGATTGTCACCATCTTTATTTAAAATTTTAGAATCCTCTGCTACACTGATATAGAAAATAGCGTAGTTACCACCATATCTTTCAGACAACAAATCTGCTGGATACGTGTGATTGTTGATTTCATATTTACCAGTCTGATACGATCTTACTGGATTTGGTGTTGATGCCATATTAGCCTTTAAACCTAAATAAATTGTGGTTATTTATACTCTACTATTTATCAATGTTTCATAAAAGACTTTTCACTCCAATGTTCCCAGCAAAATATACTGGAGACCCCACGAACATCGTAATGCGCAGTTCATGGGAGACTCGATTTGCGTCATGGGTTGATAAGAACCCGCAGGTAGTAAAGTGGAATTCTGAAGAAACAGTCATACCGTATCGTTGTCCTACAGATGATAAAATACACAGATACTTTGTAGATTTTAAGATACAAGTACAAGCTAAAGACGGAATACTTCGTACATATTTAATAGAAGTAAAACCACAGAAACAAACCCTACCTCCAATATTTCCAGGGAAACGAACTCAGAGATATTTAACAGAGTCTTTAACTTTCATTAAGAATCAAGCTAAATGGGCAGCTGCACGTGATTATTGTAAAGATCGTAATTGGGAGTTTAAAATTATAACCGAACACGAACTAGGACTGACAGCCTAAATAACTAATATGGCCACTAAAACACCTACTTTAATTGACGTTTTCGAAAGAAACAAATACAACTTGGACGATGTTGCCAAGAAATCACGCACATGGTTTCAACAGCAAGTGCTGTTGCTTAATCGACAGCGTTTAACTCCGAACAAAGTTTTAAACAGCAACGAAGAACAATTAAGAAGTAGAGTGGCTCCTGGATTTATGTACATGTTTGCATATGATCCAAAGTATAAAGACACTCTGCCTTACTACGATCGTTTCCCATTAGTTCTACCTTACAATACATTCAAAGGTGGTTACATTGGATTAAATTTACACTATCTTCCACATCAACTTCGTATTAGGCTTTTAGACAATCTAATGTCATTTGCCAATAATACGAAAATGGATGAAACTACAAAACTTCGTTATTCATGGCAGTTGATTGATGGTGCATCAAGATATAAATTAGCGCAACCATGTATTAAACAATACCTAGTGGAACATGTTCGTTCGCCATTTAGAAAGATTGATTCAAACGACTGGGCTACAGCTATGATGCTTCCAGTTGAAAGATTTGTTGGTGCTAGTAATGAACAGGTTTGGGCAGACTCAAAGAGATTGGCACGATAATGACAAAATTAACAGAATTTATATCACAGATAAAACAAAATGGATTATCAAGAACCAATCGCTACAGCGTTATAATGAACCCACCAATGTCTTTGATGACGGGACAAAATGCATTCGCTCAAAGTTTCCCAGATATACGTCAGCTTCTAATGTTCTGCGATCAAATTCAACTTCCTGGACTTAATTTATCTACTACTCAAAATAGAACATTTGGTGAATTCCGTGAAGTTCCATATGAAAAACTATATGGTGATTTGAATATGCAGTTCTATGTTGATACTGATCTAAATGTTAAAACATTCTTTGATACATGGATGGGTGCAGTACAAGATCCATACACAAGAACATTTTCATACTATAATGACTATGTTACAGACATTACTATAATTGTTGAAGACTTACAAGATGAAATGACATATGGTGTAACTTTATTTGAGTGTTATCCTAAAACTATATCTCCAGTTCAAATGGACTACGCTAGCAAAGATGTGATGAAATTGCAAATAGCTATGAATTTCAAGTATTGGTTACCTCAAAATATGGCTAAGCCAGCACGTGGTGGAGTTACTCCCAATTCAAATGGTAATAGAAATTTTGCAGTTCCAGAATCGTTTCTAAATAACTTTTCTACGTTTCAAACTAACGTGAATCAAGTAAGTAATGATATAGATGAAATAAGTGATTTTATATCTGGATTATTTGATTAATAAGGAATAACTAATGTATCAATACAAAGCTAAAATATTGAAAGTCCTTGACGGAGATACCGTTGACATTGACTTAGATCTAGGATTTAATATTGTTCTATCGAATCAACGTGTTCGCATGGCTGGCATTGACACGCCAGAATCCAGAACAGTAGATAAAGAAGAAAAGATTCGTGGTAACTTATCTAAAAAGAAGTTAGCAGAAAAACTTCCTATTGGTTCGTATGTTACAATTGAAACTCAAAAATCAGATAACAATGATGATAAGTTTGGTCGTATTCTAGCTATATTCGTTCTTGAAGATGGAACTAGCTTGAATCAATGGATGATTGATAACAACTACGCAGTTCTTTATCAGGGTGAAAACAAAGAACTGGTGCAAGAAATGCATCAGTACAACAAGACTAAATTAATAGAACGTGGCGAATTAAAATAATGAAAATTGATGATAGATTATCAGAAGTATTTGATGTAAATCCCATAGCAGATTTAAGTAACACAAAAGTTATTGATTCTACCACGGGAGAAATCGTTCAATCTTCTGGTGATAAAATTCAAGATGACTATGATAAATCTCGTGGAAATCTACATGATCTATTAACACAGGGACAGGATGCACTAACGCATGCGCTGTCAGTAGCCAAGCAATCTGAACACCCACGTGCTTTTGAAGTAGTGGGCAATTTAATGAAACAACTAGCCGATGTAAACCAGCAATTGATGGACTTGCATCAACAAAAGGCTAAACTTGATGGTCCTAAAGCAGCCAAGCAAGAAATAACTAACAATGCAATATTTGTGGGCAGTACCGCTGAATTGACAAAAATGATTAAGAGTATGAACAAAGGAGAATAATACTATGGCTTTACCTATTCAAAACACCCCAACCTACACTTTACAAATTCCTTCCAGCAAGGAAACTTTAAAGTATCGTCCTTTCTTAGTTAAAGAACAAAAGGCACTTTTATTGGCACAACAGAGTGAAGATTCTGTTGTAATGATTGATACTCTAAAGGACATGATTCGTTCATGCGCCAAGACACCAATTAACGTAGACAAGTTAGCCGTGTTTGATCTAGAGTATATCTTTAGTCAAATTCGTGCCAAGTCAGCTGGTGAATTTGTAGACCTATTCATGTTCTGCGATGATGATCATGGAGATGAAAACGAAAAGGCTAAAGCACTTGTTCGTATTGACTTGTCTCAACTACAGGTAGAGTTTAATCCAAACCATGTAAACAAGATTCATCTATTCGATAACTGCGGTGTAGTTATGAATTATCCAACTATTGAGATCGTTAAGAAGATTGAACAGATTGGTGAGAAACGTGAAGCTGAACTTGTATTCGATATCGTGGCTGAATGTATGGAATACATTTATGATGGCGATGAGATTCACTATACAAAAGAACAAACTAAAGAAGAACTAAAAGAGTTCATCGAAAACTTAACGCAAGACCAGTTTCAAAATATCGAACAGTTCTTTGAAACAATGCCAAAACTTAGACATGCAGTAAATTATAAGTGTCCAGTATGTTCCAAAGAACACAATAAGGTACTTGAAGGACTTAACAATTTTTTTTAATGAACCTTAGTCATGAGACGGCATTCAACCACTACAAAACGAACTTTGCATTAATGCAATACCATAAATATTCGTTAGAAGAGTTGGATAACATGATGCCGTTCGAGCGAGAAATCTACGTTAGTATGTTGGTGCAGCATTTAGAAGAAGAAACTCAAAAACTAAAACAGAAACAAGCCACTTAAATGCAAACAGTATTAGCTAATCAGCAGAATTCTTTGAACAAATTACTCGAACTGTCTAAGCAGGATCGGTTACTTCAGCTCACTCAGACTAAGGATACTCTTAATATTGATAAAAAGAGCGATCAACAACTTGCACAACTCAAGAAAATTGATGCTTCTATCAAAGATTTAAACAAATCAAGTAATGATAAAAATAAAAATGGCGTTAACTCCAACGTCATTAAGCTGTTTACTGAAATTAAGAAAACTACTGAACAGGTAAAACAATTAGCACAAGCTGGAAGTCCAGCATCTAAAGAACAAGCGAAAGTTCAGGGACAAGTACAGGCACAAGTTAGAAGTCCTTTATCTAAAGAGCAAGCCACAGATATAACTGGCAAGGCTATGGGTCGTCGTCAATACAGATCTATTGGGGATCGTATTGGTGAGTTTAAAGACAAGGCAAAAGACTTCTTTACAATGCGTGGCTTCTTAGATAAGGCAGGTATTGTTAAACGTGGAACTGGCGGTGTATTTTCTGACATGCTTGATAAACGAGAAGAACGACAAAAGTATGTTGCTTCTCGTCTTAAGATGGATCCAACTGCACGTTTACATGGTGTTGAAAAATCCAGTAAGATTTTCTCTCGTCAGTTTGATGAGCAGCAGAACGTCCAACGTAATATTAGAAAGAATGAGTCTACTCTTTCTACATACAAGGAACAAGGATTCACTGATGAACAGATCAAACGTACTGAAGAGTCTAAAAAACGAGAAACTCTTGCTACTGATCTGGCTAAAGTTGACACACGTGTTCGTCCACAGGGATTTGATCCTAAAACTGGCTTAGTCAAACAACCAGTTATCTCTGCTATTAAACCAGAAGTTATTACTGAAAAAGCTAAACCTAAATCTGCCAAGAAGCAAGCAGAAAAGAATGCTGTAATCTCTGCTGCAACACCAGAAGTTATTACTGAAAAAGCTAAACCTAAAAGTGCTAAGAAACAAGCAGCTGAAAATAATGTAGTACCAATTCGTCCATTAATCTCTGCTGCAACACCAGAAGTTATTACTGAAAAAGCTAAACCTAAAAGTGCTAAGAAACAAGCAGCTGAAAATAATGTAGTACCGATTAGTTCAGTTATCTCTGCTATTAAACCAGAAGTTATTACTGAAAAATCGAAACCTAAATCAGCTAAGAAACAAGCAGCTGATGCTGGAGTTCCTGCATCTACCGATACTACTGAAAAATCGAAACCTAAATCAGCTAAGAAACAAAAAGCCACAGCATCAGCCGCAGTTAGTTCAGTTATCTCTGCAATTAAACCTGAGACTATTACTGAGAAACCTCAATCTGCAGTAGATCAAAAGGAATCTACGTCAATTCTATCTTCTTTAATGCCAAAGAAAGCAGATCAAAATGCTGAATCTGCTGCTGCTACACTTTCAGGTGAAGAAACAGGAATAGAACAAAATAGAAAGATGGATGAGCAGAATGAGATATTGAAGAAAATTGAATCAAATACCAGAGGTGGTGCTGGTGCTGGTAAACCTGCACCGAAAGAAGAATCTAGCGCTGGTGGAGGTATTATCGATAGTATTCTGGGATTCCTTGGTACTGGACTTATGACTGCAGTTAAGTTCTTGTTTAGTCCAAAGAACCTATTAAAAGCATTCACTAAGTTCTTCGCACCAGCCATGATTATCGGCTCACTTATAAACGGTATTATGGATGGGTTTAAAGTATTCTCTGAAACTGGATCTATCGGTGAAGCACTGATTGCTGGTCTTGGTGGTGTTCTGTCATTCTTAACATTCGGATTGTTTGATGCTCAAACTATTAAAAATGTAGTCAATGCAGTATCAGGATTTGTTACTGACTATATTGTAGAACCTATTACTAAATTCTTTAGTTTCTTGGGTGATTCATTCAACACTTATATTAAAGAGCCAGTGATGGCTGCATTTGATAGTGTGGCTGGATTGTTTGACGAGTTTATAGTTCAACCATTAAAGACTGTATTTGAACCAGTAACTAAGTTCTTCTCTAATCTTAAAGATACTATATTTGGTTGGTTCGAGAGTTTTGAAATTCCTGGAATCAACTTTAGCGTATTCGGCAAAGAGTTTGGTTTTGGTCCATGGCGTCCATTCAAATCAGAAACCGCAGCACCTGCTGCTTCAGGTGCAATGCCCGCAGGGAATAGTGATGCTGGCGGTGGTCAGGGGTCGTCTCAGTTCGCAGCAACTGATCCAAGAAGAGTTGATACTGCTGGTAAAGATAGTAGTCTCGGTGCGGATATTAAAGAAAACCCAATGTTGGCACTACGTGCAGGCAGACCAGACCTAATGCCTGCACAAGCAGCATCGCCTGTCTCAGCTACTAATGTAGTAACTGCACCTGCACAGGCTACCCCAGTAGGTGTACAGAACAATGGTAAAACACCGACTGATATCTCTACCAAGACAGAGTCTTACACCAAAATTGCTGGTGAAAGAGTAGTTCCTGGACAACAGCTTTCTGAAAAACAGATGGCTGTTATTGGAATGTCAAAATCAATGGGAAACTCATACTCCCCAGAAATTGAAAAGCAATATAAAGCACAATCTGCTGCCATAGATTCAGCTAAGATTTCTCCAGGTGCAGCACCTCAGAGTGGTAACGCTGTAGCTAAAGGATCTGAGAAAAATAAAGAAGCTAACATGGATGCTTCTAAGCCTAACTCTGGTGGTGGAAATACTATTGTTTCTGCTCCAACTGTTAACAATGTTCAGAACACTCAACAAACTATCAAGTTACAACCACGTAATCGAGATAATTCTGTTAGTGATTATCTGTCTAGCAGATACGCATTCTAACAGATACGCATAAAAAAGGCTACCTTTTGCAAGGTAGCCTCAGCGAATACTACGTAAGTAGTTCCGTATCAATCTTCTTGTGCGATCTTCTCAAAGTAAGACATCACATCTTCATCATCATCCATCGGAGCAGGTTTGCTTGCCTTTGGAGTTGAAGCTGGCATAGAACTAGCTGGTGTTGGTGCAGCACGAACTGGACGATCTTCATCAGAAGCAATCTCTGCAGCAGACTTGCTAGCAAAAGAATCACCAGACAAAACCTCATTTAGTTTTTTCTTGAGTTCATCATAAGACTTAAAGTTCTTACGATCAGTAAACTCAGATAACTTAGTTTGAGAGTTAACAACTGCCAACAGTTTGTTTTCATCTTCTGAAATAGGAGATGGTTCAGCAAACACTGACTCATCGTAGTTGGCATAACCATCTTTCTTACGCATACGCAGTTTGAAATTGGCACCTTCCCACAAGTCAAATACATTCACTGGCTTTTCATCTTCGAAAGTTGGTCGTGCTTTGTCCATGATCTTATCAAAGATTTTCTTGCCGAATTTAAACAAGAATACCTTACCTTCGTTCTCTGGATGCTTTGGATCAGACACAACCAATACGTTGGCAGTGAAAGATAACTTACGCTTTTGTTTACGAGCAATCTCTTTGTTGGCTTCAGAACCAGAGTTCCAAAGTTGAGTGTTCATTTCACCAACAGGATCGTTCTCACCAAGAGTGGTTAGTGAGTTCTCGATATACCACTTACCAGTTGGTCCTTGGAAGCCATGAGAAAAGATACGAACCCATGGGAGTTCATCACCTTCAACACGTGGTAAGAATCGTAGTGTGGCTGTTCCGTTACCTGCTTTGTCACCTTCTAGACGCCAGAATCGGTCGTCAATGTAGGACTTGGTTTCGGATTGGGGGTTGGCAACTTTCTCGAAAGCATTGGCAATTGCACCAAAATCAGAGTTGCGCATTGAGCGGAGTTTTTGAATATCCATCGTATGTTTCCTTTTATATTAAAAATATTACTTTGTATTAGTATTGTGTTGAATCTGAATGTCATCGGTCATTTCAATATCATCATCAAAGATGTCATTATCAAGATCAATATCTTCATCAACATAACTATTTAGCGTTCTCATACCACCAGTTTTTTTACCGCTGGCATGTCTAGCTGGTTTCCCAGATCGCCCACTAGATTCTTCATCGAACTTCTTCGAATTTTTATGGTATGTCTTACCCATATTATAACTCTTGTATCTCTTCTTTGAACTGATTGAAAACTGGTTCAACCTTACTCTTGTCGTACTTCACAAATCCCTTAACTTTCTCAATCTTTCGTATCTCATTCTCCCACAAGTATAGCATGGTTGAATTTTGTTTCCAGTTGTCAGTAAGGTGCATCATGTCATCAAATATCCTGACGGACTCAATACTTATTTGCCCACCAAGGAATAGCTTAAGTATACTTGGATAATTGTTACAAGTAAAGTAAAAGATTGATTGCTCTTTTAACTTTTCTTTGTAAGCATACATAACAATCTTACTGCAATCATCAGAGAAAACCTTAGTAATAGACTGCTTGCGTTTCATCCACTCACCAAGATTACTCAATGCCTCTTCCGAGAAATACTGAGGGTTTTCATTACCATATGCAAAGTTAGCTACAAAGAATTGAATCAAGTCTTTATCTACTGGATACTTTCGTGACAGCTTCTCAAATATGTATCTATCATTACGAGCATTAAATGCGTCACGTGTACCCTTGATATTACCACGATTCTTAAACACATCAAAGGTATCTCTAGTGAAGTGCAATTTAATAGCCATGTAATACTTGTATGCTTTAAATCCGTCCACTTCGTGCTTTCCTACATGCTTCTTTCATCTCTGTTGTAAAATCTGGAGAGATCTCAGCTAACGAACAATTAATCACTTTAACCCCATGTTTGGGTTGGTTGTGTGCAGAATAGAATCCAAACGCAATCAAAGCCACAATAAAAATTACTACAACAACATCAAACGTCCAACTGGGCTTGTTTGGGGAGGTAGTTTTGTTCTCGAAATTCATTACCAATTTTATCCTTAAGTGACTTGTTAATCAAGCTAACGATATCTTTCGGCTCAAGATAATTTTCCTTACAGTAGTCAAGAACTGCATCCATGTAAGGTTGCTTCTTATTCTTGACCACATCTTCAATATAAAGAGAAAATTCATTGGCAGTTTTAAACATTCTGCTTTGTAAGGTAGTAGTCGGCTGCTTTAATTGATCGCTGGACATCATCATATTCCTTCAGTTTAATTTTATAGAGATTCCAAATCGGAGTATTCGTATTGTCTGGATCCATATTACGTTCGAATTTGTCAAGAAACAAAGTAAAGAATTTATCAAGACGCATGCGTGCAACATACAGAGTATTTCTAGTTTGAACGATTCCGTTGAAGTTACGATCAGTTGCTTGAGATACGATTTGGGAGTAAGCTGGATTCATAATATATTATACCTTAAAAAGTTTTGCAAGTCAATTACGACGCATTGTTGCAATTTCAATAGCTTGTTCTTGACTAAAAATTGGTACAGAGTTTGACTTGTGCATGGTGCCAATACCTTTGATAGCGTTTCCAGTGTAAACTGGATTTTCTTTCTTAGCGCATGGACCACCAGTGAAGGGAAGACTCGGAATCTTGGGTGTCTCAGGGCGAGCAGTTTCACCAAGCGAGTACTTCCAACCATCACCCTTAGTCTGTGTTATGGGTTTCTTTGGTTCATACTTCTTAAGTAGGGCATCCCAATCAGCTTGAACTTGACGTTGCTTCGCTGTAGGTTTCGTTGGCTTGCGTTTTTTAAACGAGGTGTAAATCAAAGTAGTCATGATGTAATTATACCCTAAAAAGTTTTGCAAGTCAACAATTATCGGTAGTAGCAAAAAGGTACACTACGGTGAAAACCAAACTGGTCAGTCACCACTGTATACTCGCAATATTGCTGAGGTTGTGGTGCATAGATCACAGGTGGTGTTTGTTGATAAATCACAACAGGTGGTGTTTGTTGATAAATCACAGGTGGTGTTTGCTGATAGATTACTTGAGGTTGTCCTGCTCTCTGCAATTGTTGAAATGCCCACAGACCTGCCATACCAGCAAGTGCACCTTGCTCACGTGGACCCCACGCAAATGCAGAACTACTAAAAACTAAACCAGCAACTACAGCTACAATGAATTTCCTCATTTTACTTCTCCTTAAATAAAGCGAACAGTTGGACGAATCGTGCGATTCAGACGAATAATCTGACCCATTGTTTTGTGCAATTCTGCCTCAAACATCTGATACATTGGATCAGTTTTTGGCACTGCAGAATTCTCCAAGCCATCTTGTAAACCAGTGGCTTTACCAACCAACTGCTGTTTACGAATCATCTTTTTGACCATGTCAGCGTCCACTAAGGCACGTTTCCCAAAAATCACCATTTCAACTTTTTCCATAACTAACTCCTTTTCCTAGACAATAGAGTTATTATACATCACCTACGAATTAAAGTAAACACCTATCTAGACGCTGGTAAGTTGTTGATTTAGAAGGGAAAAATAACCCTACAGAGAGTAGGGTTATTCGGTTACTTCTTCAGATTTGCCGTATAGACGACGCAAACTGTATCGGAAGTCCCATAAGCGCATCTAACAGACATCGGGTCAATGCCCTTTACAATAGCAGATTCAATGTTACTTTTCATTGCAAGATCACGTTGCAAATTATAGTGCGTTATACACAAAGCAGTAGTAACCAAAACGATAACTGCACCAACTATAGATGTAATAAATTCAGCTTTCATATTTTCTCCTTACCATGAACCATCATCGATAATACCACGAACCCAAATTGGTCCGAGGCTCACAAAAATCCCACGCATGTTGGGATTTAATTCATCTGGATGTAGAAAATCAAATCTGAAATCCCAATGATATGGATTGATTCCCAATCCAAACCACAAACCAGAATATTGTAAATATTTACTTAATATCTTTAACATCGTCGCAAATCCCATATTTTTTCGCTTCAGCTGCGCTCAACCAAATGTCTTGTGGTGGCAACAACACTTCACGAATTTCTTTATCCGTTAACCCAGTACATTTTTTGTAATGGGAAATCATGCGTTTAGTAGTTAAGTCGAACTCTTTAATTTGAGCAAACAGTTCATGCTCTTTACCAAAAGCACCCCATGAATACTGATGAGAAAGAATAGAAGTATTCGGTGTAAGAATACGTTGTCCTTTTTCACCAGCAATGAATATCATTAATCCAGCAGAAGCAATTTGTCCTAAACCGATAGTTCTAATAGGAATTGCTGATCCACGCATTACATCAACCATAGCGAAAGAAGCATTTAAATCTCCACCTGGAGAGCAAATAATAAGATTAAGCATGTCTGGACGTTCTTCAGAAAAGTTTGCTTCAAACACCCATTCAATTGCATTCTTACAAGTTGTTAAAGTTATCTCTTCCATCATCAGGAAGAAAGAATGCCTCGAAGCTGAATCTTCCTTCAACTGGAGGTTTAGTTTTTCCATCATAATTTTTGCCACCTTCTTTATAAAAAATATGTCGACCGATAGTAACTGTTTTCTGTAACTTCCATCCTGGACTTACATAATCAGCGTGATAATACAAAGAACCTTTAGTTATATCATGTAGTTTCTCGTAGTTGACATAAACGTATACAGCAACTTCTTTTGCTGACTGATACGATTCACTTCCTTTATTACTCGTGACTGGAGTACAAAACCAAGAAAATTGACACACACCTTGTGTCTTTTGTTTGACTACCCCACAGATATCTTTTGGGAATCTTGGGTCTTCAACTCTATTTAACGTTACTAGAGCAACGGCAACTTTGCCTTTCTCTGGTTCACTTCTTGCTTCATAGTAGATATTATCTGCCAAGCAATCAATTTGTTTCTTAGTATCTTTTGTTAATTCTGAATACGCAACATCAAGAATTCTATCATTGATTAAAAAAATCTTGTTTGAAGCATATAATGTAATTGCGATTATTGATAAAATTAATAAGCTGACAATTGTCAGTATATTTTTAGTTCGCATTGGATCTCCTTAAACCAGTAAGAGTTGCAGGATGTGATTATCCTGCAACCCAATCCCTATCAGGTGGACTTTTTGCTAATAGTCTTTGTATCTAGTGGGATATTTGAAACAAATCCATTAAGTGCCGATGCTTTAGCAATAATGTCTTGTTCAGATGGAATAGCAGGGAATCCTGGATGATCAGGAATTGTGCCACCATTTAGTTTAGCAGATTCGACTTTCTGTTGCCAGTCGTTGCTAACTTGTTCACGCTTACCGTAGTACTCATCGTTAAGCATGTCTTTTGCCATCTTGAGAAGTTCAAGACGGATTTCAAATGGCGTAAGGTTTGCCATAGTTTTTCTCCTTGTGTGTTAAGTGTGTAATAGTGGATTTTTAAACTGGCTCCACCAAGCCAGTATAACTATTTAGGAATAATTATTTCTTTGCTGGCTCGGATGCCTTGGCTGCTGGGGCAGGAGCAGATGCTGCTGCTTTAGGCTCTACCTTTTTAGGTGTAGGTTTTTCAGACTTTGGAGCAGGTGGGCAATTGCCTTTCTTATCCTTAGTCACGCAATTCACTTCAGTTTTTGCTGCTGGTTTAGCTTCTACTTTTGCTGGCTCTGCAGCAAATGCAACTGATGAAACGGCTAGAGCGATTAATGCAATTAATGTTTTCATATTAAATATCCTTAAAAAGTTTTAAACATATCAATGTTGCCACTTTAAGTTAGTACAAGATAACAATAGGTTATCGGTTTCCAACATCAAGCAAAGACTTCACCAATCTTTGATGGTTTTACAGAGACCAGCAACTCTCAAAATTATTCTTCGCGATAGATTGCTAAGATGTTTTCTTCGTCAATCAATGCACGTTCCACATTACCAATCTTAACAGGGATACACTTACCCCAGTCAAGAACAATTTTATCACCCTTACGAACTTTCTTTACGTCATAACCGATCTCTAATACTTCAGCAAACTTAGTTACTTTGACAGAAGTAGCACCTTCAAGAATAATGCCAGATTCAGTTTTTCGCTCAGTTTCTTTCACTTCAGCAATGTAAACTCTTTTACCCAATGGTTCAATCATAATATCCTCATTTAAAAAATTAGTAGTTGGTTATTCTGTTACGAGGAAACCAACCGAAACCCTAAGCAGTGTTTAGGCTGCTAATGCGAACTGTGAGTCGTTTGCTTTTACTTTTTTTGCTTCTACGACTAGGCTTCGTCTTTCTATGCTATGGGCATAGCGACTAAAGTTACCCTAATCCTACGGGTTTCACATTCCCGTGCTGTCCACTCATTTACTCTTTGCCCTGTCGAAACTATGCACCCCCATCAAAAGATTACTGTTACACCTAGAATCAGATAATAATCCTCATACGAGAATTACCAATAATCTTGTGGTGGAGGTGGGGGGATTCGCACCCCCGTCCAGAACACTTTTCTCTTTGCTTCATACAGCAATAACC